TCTGGAGACCCTCTCAGATGACTCCGGCCCGTCCTGGTGCGGCCATTGGACTGGCACCCGGCCAGTTGAATGGGTCTACGGAGAAATCGCGGACAAGAACAGAATTTTTCACGTATCGGTAGATGCTGACGGGAAGAATCGGTTGTGGGAATCTTTCACTCCCGACCGGCTGGACAACGGCTGCCCAATCACCTGGGCCTTTCAACCGCGCGCACATTTCGGGCAGACGTGCCCGGTGCCGGGTAAGCTCCCGGCACAACGTTGCCGATTCCAGTGGGTGGATGTCGGCCTTGCCGGTGTCGCTGAAGACCTGGACATCGGAGTTTTTTATGCTGGAGCGTTTCGTGGCGCGTTCCGTCAAATCATGTCGAAGAAAATTTCTGTGGAAAAGGGAAACCTTAATTTCCGGATTCTAATCGACATCAATTCGCAACTGTTCGGCTATAAGCCCCAGTCTCGGGTGATTCGGTCTGAGGATGCGAACCAACAGGACGACAACGGCTCTCTGTCTTCCTGCGGAGCGGAGCGACCAGACGTGGAGAATATTGACGAGAGCTTCGAGCTACTCGTAGTGGGCCAGGGACCCGCGACCGTTCGATTTCTCCGCACCTTTGCGTTGACCGTGCCCGAAGATAAGTCCGGCGACGGTCAGGCGTGCCAGGACGAGGCTAGTCTAAGCGCGGTTCGATTCGACGGGGCATCAGTTCAAGGACCCTCTGAAGAGGCCCTCGATATAGCATTGAGTCAGGCCCCGACTCAGGACTTTCATTCTGTGGTCACCGAGACCGTCATAGTCGGCGACTTCTCTGCTGTGGGTGTTGGTGTCGCTGAGAGCATTATTTCTCAGCGAGCAGCCGACCGAGTAGCTCTGGTGATTGCCACCAAGATGGCGGAGAACGAGCTAATCTCGGTTCTGCCTAAAACTATTTCGTTAGGCTTGGAATGAACGTAATCTTAGACACTCTATTTCTGCGCAAGCCGCGCATCGAGTATGTGTCGCCACCGATTTGCGAGGCACAGTTTTCGAGCAGCGGTGGCCCGGTTATAATTCTGCCCGACATCCTCCGGCATCATGGACCGACGGGCGGCAGAGCGGGCGGGCGAGGCCGCAGATTCTTTTCGTTCGACAATGTTCCCGGGCAAATCTGTTTCCAGATTTATGAAGCAATAGACCCGAATAATCCGGACAGCCCTTACAATTTAATTTCGGAGTGCGTTCCTAACGGTTCGATTGCGCTGTGCTCGGAGGGCTACTATGAGATTTCCGCTATCGATGGACAGGGGCATGAGTCGGCCCGAAGTTCGCCTATCGCCATTCCAGGCGGAGGATATACCATCGTCGCTCTTCCTGTGTTCCCGCAGACCGTTGCCTACAATCTGTATAAAAGTTCTAATGGGCCTAGCGGCCCTTACAGTCTCTACTGGTATGCCTTCTCTGGAAGCTCGTTCGAAGTCTGCACGCCGGGATGTTATCGAATCACCGCAATCACTGGTGATGGCGAGACTCCGTTGAGTGACCACGTATGCACAGACTTTGATTGCTCTCCGTTGACGTGTCCTCCTGGAACGGGCTGGAATGCTATCTTATGTGAGTGTGTGCCGTGCGGGCTAATCACGAGCCCGTGTGAACCAGGGTTCACCTGGAACGCAGCAAGCTGCACCTGTATTCCCGATGGAGGTGGCGGAGGGGACACTACCGACTTAGATGGATGCCTTGGAGATATGTTCGGAGAGACTACTCTCGCGCCGGATGGATTCACGGGGCCTTGCACTTTTGTATACGCCGGGGACCCGTTGCCGACCGGATTGGTGTTTGCGCAAGAGTCACCGATTTCGGCAAACGTGAGTGGCATCCCGACAGTGAGTGGAACTTTCCACTACAACATCACAGTTACGAGCGCGAATAACCGTGTAGCGATTTTCTACTACAAGCTGATTACGTTTGGATTTACGAATGCGAATCCTCCCAGCGGGGCCACCACCACGCCTTACACTTTTGATTTTACTGCTAGCGGAGGAACTGCGCCGCTTACGTTTTCGATTATTAGCGGTAGCCTGCCCGATGGGCTCAGCATGAATTCAGCGGGGCATGTCTCCGGCACTCCTACTACGAATCAGACTAGCACCTTCGAGGTGCAGGTCGTGGACTCTAGCACGGACCAGGAAATATGCTCTAGGAGCTACAGTATCGCTATTTCAGATGGCGAGTGCGCCGGTGTGCCCAGCAATATTGCAGACCTGACCTGGACGATTTCTCCGGCTGACCCCGGGAATACAATGGCGGGCGGAACAGGAACTTTTAACGCACTCTCACCGGGCGTCGGTCCTTGTTTTCAGCTTTCCACTTCCCAGGGTTTTACTTCCCGGATATGTAATCCGACAGACAATCCCGTTACGCTGACTTGGCACATTCCAGCGTGGGAAGCCGATGGAAATGTTTGCAATTATATCGCGGGCCAGGATGGAGTAATCTTCAACATGGAGTTGTATGATTCTATTCCCGGTTCAGGAAGCAGCATTCAGTCGCCCCTACGGGACTTAGTAACGGGTCCCTTTACTCCGTTCACATTGTCTTTGGTTTTACCGGCGCATTCGGTAAAACACATTCTGCTGGAGCTTATCGTGCGATGTTCTCCGGACACGGGTCTCGGGGGTGTCCAGATTCTGTCTCTAGGTAACATGACCCTAACGTAAAATTATGAGCCTACAAGCAACCAGTCTGATTATTCAGTCCGCTCCGTTGCCCGCTTCCTTTAAAGGAAGCCCGGACGACCTGCGGGTGGAAATCGTGAAGCGATTAAAAATCGTTTCGCCCAACGGAACCAACTTCATCTTCATCGGTGACACGGAACCCACTTCAAACGTAGGCCCCTGGCTAAAGGGCGGCACGCAGTGGTATGTCTGGGACGACGCGACCAATCGCTATGTTCCCCAGGACATCTCGGCTTCGTTCACGATTCCGTTTTTCGTGGGCGCGTCCACTCCGGCTAGCAGCACTCCTCCGATTTGGCTGTTGACCACGAAGGACCAGACCGACATCGACCCCAGCATCGGAAACCCGATTGGCTGGTATATTTTCAACGGGACGTCTTGGGTGCCGTTCCTTGGAATCGTTTTGTCCGGCCCATCCGCGAACCGGCCTTCTGCGCCTGCGGCGTATCAGCAATACTACGACACGGATATTTCCTGCTTGATTTGGTTCGAGCGAAATCAGTGGCGCACGGTCTCCGGAGTCCCTGGCGACGTCAAGGCAGTGATGTATCACTTGCTCTCGGACGCCTTGATTGGTAACCCCGGCTGGGCAGTCGTGGGAGACGGAAATCAGACCATTCGTGGCCGAATCATCATGCAGGCTAACCACGACGGTGAAACGAGTTTGACGGTGCCCTCCGGGGTGCCTGCGCGCCAGTCTTTTGAAACTTTCGGCGAGACCGACGGGGTGCAGATTAACCCTGCTTCGCCGACTCCGTATCCGCCTCAATTGGCTTTGTGGCACCTTTACAAGCAGTGAGAAAACAGCGACTTCTCATAGATGGTTCGACCGATTCAATATCAAGAGCTTTCCGGGATAATCAAGGAATTAACGCCGGTGCTCGACGCGGCAGCGATTGAGTCCGGCTTCGAGCTAAAGACCAATCACGAGCACCTTGCGAAGACCTGGACTGCTTTGCTGCAACAGGGAATTGGAAAAGGTTATGTGGCGTCTGTGAATGAGAAAGTGAAAGGCATCCTCTTGGGATTGATTTTTCCTGATTCATTAACCGGGCATCTTCGGGGTCAAGAATGTTTGTGGGCTGTCGATAAGACATCACGACGGCATTCCCTCGACCTGTTGAATCATTTTGAATTCGATTGCAAGCGGGCCGGGTGTCATGACGTAGTTTGCACCGCGACCACCGGCCCGACTATTGAACGGATGCGAAGACTTTACGCCAAGCTTGGGTATCATCCCGTAGCTGAGGCATTCTCAATAAAAATGTGAGCGATATTTTCTCAGGAATTGGTCAGGTAGCGGGTGCCGCACTTCAGGCGGACGCGGTGAAGACCGCTACGCGGATGCAAATCGATGCGTTGCGCCAGCAGCGTGAATTCGTCTTCAATAATCTGAACCCTTCGGTGATTAACGCGCAGGCGACCGCAGGGGATATTCAGAATACGATGGCGCGTCTCGCGCTTCAGGGACAGGTTGACCCGGCTTTGCTTCAAGCTCGGTATCAATCAGAAAATCAAATGCTGTCGCAGGCGCAGCAAATCGGGCAGCAATCGGGAGCGGTGGGGACCCAGGCAGCCCAGGAGGCTTTAGCGGGAACGCCGGGAATGACGGAAGCCAAGAATGGTTTAGTCGATGCCGCGCTCAAACAACTTTCTGCGGGCGCTACACTTCCTCCGGACGTGGAGAACCAGCTTGTCCAGGCCGGTCTCGAACAGTCCGGCATGGTTACTCAGGGAGCATCCGGCAGAGGAATCGGCGGACAGATGCTGCGGACCGTTTTGGGAACCGCTGGTCTGAATCTTCAGATGCAACGCCAGCAGCAGGCCGCTCAGCTTTCTGAGTCGGCGCAGAACCTGGAAAATTCCAGGCAGAATATTTTGCAGCAGCTTTTCCCTCGGCTCAGTCAGACGCAACTCGCGAACCTCGGTGGAACGCAGAGCGTGCTTGGCACTTCGGCCTCGATGCTCCCGAATGCGGGACTCTCCGGCCAGAACATTGCCAACATCTGGCTTGCCCGTGTTGGAGCTACGAATCAACTCGCGCAGTCCTCGGCGGATGCTGCGGCTCGTGGGACCATGGGTCAGGCGACCGCGTGGGGGAACGCTTTTGGTGGTGCTGGGTCTGCGCTCGGAAGCGCGATTCCTACGATTAGCGGATGGTTTGGTGGTGGTGGCGGCGGAGGTGGCGGGGGTAACGCTGCCGATTTAGGCGGCTTAGCTCTGTCTGCGATTTAACGATATGCCTGTCTCTCCTCTTGGTGGTTGGACCGCAGCGTCGCTGACTCCTGGGTTAGCGCCAGTGGCTCCTCGTGACCCGGGTCTCGCGACTCGGCAGGTAGCCCCCATGCCTACGCCGGGCGCGGCTCCGGGGATTCAGAGCTTGTCGGACCCGCTGATTCAAAACATGCTCCAGTCAATTTACGGTCCCAATTTTCAGAACATGCTGGGCACCGGTGCGTATCAGGCACCGCAGCAGCAGGACCCTACCAAAAATCCGGCGTTCATCGAGGCGAATGCGTATGCTCAAAATCTTACTGCAAAAAACACTGCGATGCACGCCTACGATTCGTATCAACGTTCATTACAAGTTGCCCAGGACAAAGTTGCCTCGACGCGTTCGACTTCGGCTGGTGGTTGGGTTGACCCTAACTATAACAATGCTGTTCAGCAGCTAACTAATTTGCAGACCGGCGATGCGGGCGCGAACGCAATGAGAATTTCGCAGGCCGCTGCGCTGAGTCCGTCGTATGCGCCAAACATTTATCAATCGACTAGCCCCGGGATGAATCCTACGCAGTCGTGGAATCCCTACGGGCTCTCCGGCTGGATTTCGCCGGTGCAATCTGGACTCGGTCCTATGCAGAGTCCCTCGATTGCGAAAAACATAATGTCGATGGGAGTTTAATTTTTATGGCAATTGGTGGACCTACTGATACCGCTCAGTCCAGCGTAAACTCGCTCGGGCAGCCCCTCGTCACTTCTGCGGACCCTAATGTGGTTGGACCCGCAGCGGTGGAGCAGCTTGTTGATTCACTCCGAAAGGGGTTCATTACCAACCAGGATATTTTGGACCGCATCGGTCAAGTGGGGCAGTCGAAGAAAAAGGCTCTGCTGGAAAGTCTGAAAGAATATGTCAATCCTGATGTGGTGCAGTCTCGTCTTGATACTGCTCGCGCTGCGGGTGCCCAGGCCCAACTCTCGGCCCAGCAAGCGCAGGCCCAGCAAGGGCTCGTGGAGCAACAGACAGCTTTAGCGAAGACGAATCTCGCGGCGCAACAGGCGACTGCTGTGTATGGCCCGGGCGGGCTCGATACCTACCAACAGTTCGGCCATTTTTTCGGTGAGGCTATGCCCCCGAATCCTGGTCCGGAAGATTTCAAGAAAGCTGCGGCTCGTGGAAACGAAATGCGCGGCCAGCTTTCACTTTCCGATTCCTGGTTGAAGGCGCTCACTCCAGTGGGCGAACGGACCGTGGAAGAGAATGGCCGCAAGTATACGGCTAAGGTGAACTGGCAGGGCCAGAATGTTACTCCTCCGGACGTGGAGAGCGGGTATCCCGGCTCTCCGGCATATTGGTCGTATGCCAAGCAGTTGGACAAAGTTCTTCCGCAGTTTCATCCGGCGCGCGGGCAATATTTTTTGGACCCCTCTGCGGTGTCCGGTGCTAAAGACATGCACGCAGGTTCGGGCTTAGTCTCGCCAGCGGGCACTCCAAATCCTCAGGCGTCCAATCCGGCAGACCGGGCAGGGTTAGCGAATCAACTCGAACAGGAAGGTGCGGAGAATGGTCCGGCCTTGGTGTCTTCTATGCCGGACGCTCAAGTCCAGGAGATGATGAACCGGCGCTCGGTTGCGGTGGCTCAGCACACCCCCGGTGAAGCTCCGATGGTGGCTCCGAAATCTGCGCCTGCGGCTCCGGCTGCTAAGCCTACTCCCGGCATCCTGACTTACACTCCGGAAGCTTGGAAGGTCAAGAACGACATCCAGACTGCGGCGCGCGCGGATAAACGCGTGACGAACTGGGAAGCGGCTCAGCAATACATCACACCTTTTGTAAGTCGCGCGCAGGAAGTGGCGAAGATGCCTATCGAGCAACAGCAGTCCTCGAACATGGCTGTCATCGACCAGGGGATGGTTGAAAATCTTATCAAGATGTATGACCCCTCTGGCGTGATGCGAGAATTCAAGTGGGAGAAGACGGAACAGAACCAGAGCAAAATCGAACGGTATCTGAACATGAAAAACGTCTGGCAAAAGATTAAGGGTGAAACAGTCCTTACTCCCCAGGCGCGCCAGCGGTTGGTGGATATGGGCTACGAAGCGATTCGCGGTGTCGAGTCTGCCGCTCAGCCAGCGTTTCAAAATGCGGTTCAGTCAGCGGGCACCGCAGGCATCGGCAATCCTCTGGACGCGGAGCAGTCGCGAGTTGCCAATGGACAATTTTTGGAAAATCCCTGGCCGCTCAGCAAAGGGTCCGCGAAGGGTTTGGTTTCTGCTCCTGGGGCTGCCGCAGCGGGGCCTGTTCGATTTATTCAAGGGATTGGAAATGTGCAGCGTGGTCCAGATGGAAAATTTTACAAAGTTGACTAATGCCCCAAGAAGTTTCTCTATCGCCGGAGCAACAGGCGCAGTATGAAAACTCGCCTACGGCTGGACAAGAGGTTCAGTTAACCCCGGACCAGCAGGCCGCATTCGACCAGCCCCAGTCCAAAGAGGTTGACCCTCTGAAGGATTTTACTTCGGAGCAGATTTTTCAGTTATCGAAGCAGGACCCTGAGTTTCGAATCCTCGAACAATTTTCCAGCCGTCCCGACCTTCAGAAGGACCCGTGGATGGTCTCCAAGGTTGCCGACGCGTTGCACAAGCAGAAGCTGGAGCCCTGGTATCGCGGAATCTCCGCTTCGGGCATGGCGAAGGGCATCGCGGGTTTCGGCAAAGGCGCATTCACTCAAGCGAGCGATGTCGCGCAGAATGCCGCTGATTCGATTAGCTTGGGCCTCGGGCATCTGCTCGGCGCGGACCCGGGCACGCTAGACCAGTTAGGCCGAAACATCCAGCAGCGAGTCGCAGAGTCTACCTCAGCGACTGAGGCGGCTACTACCGGCCTCGTGGGTCAAGCCGTTCGCCTCGCGAAAAAAGTTGGCGGCAAACCGCTCGACCAATACACGGAACAAGACAAAGTCAATTCACTTTTCGATTCCCTGGCCGACCTTCAGCAGCAGCAAAAGATTGCAACCGGCCACGGCGCGTTGTTAAGTGCGGTGGGTCCGGAGGTGGTTAAGAATTTGGAGCAGCAGGGCTCCGCAGTGAGACCGGAGCAAGTGGCCTCGCTAGCCCAGGCGGACCCGTTCGCTTTTGAAGCGATGGGCAAAGGTCTGGCCCCGGTTGGCAAAGCTGCCGGTGCTCTGGTGCCTGAATCGGCTGCTGCACTGGCCCAGAAGGCAGCCCAGGCTACGATTGGACGCGGCGTGCAGGCTGTCGGTGCTCTGGTGAAGCCGGTGGCGACTGCGGTGCGCGCGGTAGCTCCGGGAGTATCAAAGGCGGCGGGTGCTGCTGCGGGAGCAGTCGCGGCTGGTGAGCTAAATCCGGCTGCTATCCCTCTGGGTATCATGGAGGGCTTGGAGAAGGGCGGGAAGCTCGGAGAAAAAATCGCTACGGGCGCTGGCAAAGTGGCCGGTAGCTTCGACCAGCTTTCGGAAATTGGAAGACAGATTGCTGGCGCGGCCCCGCTTAAGTCTTCCCTGGCAGTCGTGGGCCGACAGGTTGCTGAAGCTGCACCTCGTGCCGCTGGCGCAGCGTTGGCCGGTGCTGGATTCGATATCGGGCTGCAAGCAGGCACTGCGGAGACTCCGGAAGAGCGAGAATCGTTCACTCCGTTTGGAACTATTTTCGGTCTCGCTCATGGCGTGAAGTATGCCGGGACCCACACGATTAGCGGTTTGATTTCCGCTCCACGCGAGTGGGGCTCGAACATTCGCACCCCCAACTCGAAGAATTTTCCGGGTCTTAATTCGGTCCATGACGCGGGTTATGATTCGGCGTCTCCCGGGGTAAAATCCCGGGTGAATGCTTTGCGGCAGCTAGTGGAGGGAACCGGCGCAGAACTTTTTTATGCGCCCAGGCCGGAGCAAGGACAGCCCGACAATCTACCCGACACTTTGACGGGTATGGGAATTCCCGCAGACCGGGCAGATACTTTCGCAGACAAGGCCGCTTTCACCACTACCATCAACGGAAAGAAAGTGGTGGTGATTCGAAACGTTGAGGCCGGTCCGCACGACGCACTGCACGCGATTGACGATGTGGTTGGCGCTACCCAGGTCCGGGAGCTTAACGACGCGGTCAAGGGTCAGTATACCCCTGAGGTATGGTCGCAAATGCGCCAGCGGTATGCCGACCTGCTCGCTCCAGGCACCGACAATCCCACCGCTACCATTCTTGACCAGACCGGCAGAGGTGACGCGGAAGCGAAGGAAAAAATAATCCGTCAGGTCCACGACACCTTCACCCAGAATAACGAGACTCCGGACATGGAGTCGTTTAAACAAGCTGCCGGTTCTGAGATTCAACGCCAGCAATCCGATGCCGCAGCGGCAGGCAAATCTTTGTGGGAGCACACCCTGACTCCCGAAGAGCAGAACAACGTAGCAGACCAATACATGGGCTCCGAAGTCCGTGCTGAGAATTTTGATTCGGCTTATAAAGGAATCGGTGATGGAAAGACGCTCACTGACAAGCTCGCTCACGCGGTAGCGGGCACCATGGCGTCTCTCGGATTTAATCCGGTTGCTGGCCGATACTCCGACCTGGGCTTCCCGCTCGACTACGCCACGATGAAGCAAGGGCTGAAACAGTCGGCTGTAAACAAGCCGCTGGTGTCTCCGTCCAAGCTCCCGAAAGTGGTAGCTCCGGTTGGGTCACCCGCTGCCGCGACGCAGCAACAGAAACGCCACGAGGAAATCGTGAAGACCGCGCCGGACGTTGCGCTCCCTGGCGCTGCCAAGTCTCCGCGCGAGATGATGGGAATTTTGAACGAGGCAGTTCTTTCGGGCTCGCCGGTAGATATTCACTACGGGCACGCGGGCGGAACCGCACCTGCGGCTGGCACTGGCGATTTGCCGGAAGCTGCGCTCGGCGGGGTCAGCCGCGCGGACAGGCGAGAAGTCATCGAGGCTTGGCGACAACTCCCGATTGCGACCCGGTCTTTTATGGCCACGTTATTCTCTCCGGAACGTTTCGACGTTACCAAGGGCGGGAAGTATCAGGTCTATGGCGGTTCGCATGCTGTTCTCGCGGCGAACCTTCAGAAGCTTGCGAATTTTTCTATCGCGCACCCTGAGGTGAAGCTACCTGACGGGTGGAACGTTGACGACAAGTCTTTTACTCCCGACTCGTGGAATACCATTCTGGACCAAGTCCAGAAGTATTCCCGCAACCAGTTAACTGGTCGCGCAGGCTCCGGCCAGCCGCTCGTGGTGCCGAAGATGAAGGGCTATTTTGCTCCTCCAGTCACCGGCGAGGCTGCTGTGATTCCGCAGGATGCTGCCGACGCAATCAATGCGGTGTTCGGCCAGACCACTCCTGCTACCGCACGCATCATGAAGAAGGATGTCGTGCCGCTGAATCTCGCGGGGCAGCGAATCGCGGAAGCCACCCTTCCAGGTAGAGTCGAAGCGCCGACCGCAGAGTCGCCGGAGTTTGAAGGGGAAACTGCGAAAGGGCTCGGCATCGAGGGCCAGCATGTCTTGGAGCCGAATCCGTTTTTACAGGAGCTAAACAAATTTTCTGACGCGCCTAGTTTCATCGAGGCACGGCGCAGGCTGAACCTGGAGCACATGGCGGACGTTGAACATGCGCCTGCTGGTTCACCGTCGCTGCGGGGGAACACGTTGACGATGGCTGCCGGATTTCGTCCTGAATTACTCCCGGATAAAGAAAACGTGGGGAGATGGTCAAGATTCTCTCACCTAGTAGGAATGTGGTTGTCCCCAGACGGAGATTTCTATGATGCGACCCCTACCCACTATCATTCAGCGGAGAAATACATAACTGGGGTCACAAAAGAAGACCCCCGAGAATTAGCCTATAAAAAACAATGGGTCAGAGTTAATATCGATGGCGGGTCTGCCGACGCTCAGATTCTTATTGAGGGTCCGAAACCTAATCCGACTCAAATGCGGGCTTTGGATTCAGCCGCAGAGAGTCAGGGGCTACCGGTTAATAATGATAGCGGACGGACTGTGATAGAGGCTCCTGCCGGATTCCGTCCGGAGTTGAGAGGCAATGAAGACATCCAGCAAGTTGCCGATAGATACATGAAGGCCACCGGCAGGCCGTATACCCGGCCTACTGCCGCTACGCCGCTCAATGAAGCGGTGGCGAAGCGTATCGCGGATTTTTATCAGAGTGCGGCCCATTCGCCGGACAGTCCAGAAGTCCAGTCGTCTTACAAAGCGATGGCGGACGAAACCGTTCAGCAATGGAACGCTCTGGAGAAGGCCGGATATAAGATGGAGCCCTGGACTAAGCCCGGGCAGCCCTACGGTAGCTCGGCAGAGATGACCGCAGATGTTCGAGACAACCATCACCTCTGGTTTTTTCCCACTGAGGCGGGCTATGGAACCGGCACAGAGATTGCCAAGCATCCACTGCTGGAGGATTCTGGCGTCCAGGTCAACGGGCGTGAGCTTCCTTATAACGACGTTTTTCGCGCGGTCCACGACGTGATGGGGCACGCAAAAGAGGGTTACGAATTCGGCCCGAAGGGGGAGCTTAACGCTTACCTCGCGCACTCCGCGATGTATTCGGATGCCGCGAAGCCTGCGATGGCTTCGGAGACTCTCGGACAAAACTCCTGGGTTAACTTCGGTGAGCACCTCCGGACCCCGGAAGGTAATATTCCCAAGAAGGGCGAAGCCGGATTTGTTCCTGCCCCGGAAAGACCATTTGCGGAGCAGAAAGCTTTTCTGTTGCCGGAGAATCTTCAGAAACTTTCTTTGGATGACGAATCTGCCCAGTTCAAACCCCGAAAGCGAAAAGACGACTGGCAGCTTAAGGAGGGACCCGGGATGTTTTCGAAGGCGTGGATTGCCCCCGACGGGAAACCGATTCAACTTGGCGGGCAGTGGCACCACGAATGGGTAAACGAGAATCCTGATGTGGCCGAGAAGTATGGTCTGAAGCCTACGACCAGCGGCGAAGAGAATCGTTCCGAAGCTTTGCAAAAAGGTTTTGCTCGCGTGAACTACGAGAAGAACACCGGCACTTTTAAAGTGGAGGCTCGCCAGCAGGACTGGGATAAGCTGTCTCCCTCGGTGCTAGAGATGGTGAAGCGCAACCTGGGGAAGATTGACAACATGGACGTGCATTTGCTGGATGCGAAGGGCAAGAACATTGTTGACCAGGATGGCGTAGCGTTGCACACCTACGACGCGGGGGAAAAGCTGGACCACATCCCGTTGATTTCGGAGCCGTCGTCTACGGTCACTGAGACGAGCCCTCAGGCGACTGGGAAAGCAGAGTCAGCCCAATTCCGGCCCGCTGATGAAGACACCCAGATTTTATACTCCGGCAAAGGTGGAGGAGTAGGCTCCGGCGAAGGTGGCTCCTGGTGGACTTCGAGTTTGAGACGCGCCATTTCTTTCGGCCCGTCAGTTAGCAGAGTAGAAGTGCCGAAAGAAATTGCACAGGCAGCCCGCGAAGCCGCGTTGAAACAGGGTAGTGGCACCTCCACGGATTTTGTGCTTCCCAATGAGTGGGTGAAAAAGGCGGAGCCGGTGGGTGAGCTTGACCAGCCCACGTATGAACTACCGATTCAATTCCGGCCCGATGAAACAAACCCGCGCGCGGTAAAGATGGCTGCACTCCGTGACGAGGACACCGGTAAGATTTACGAAGGCCCGATGCATGCCTTTGCTAAGCTGGAGTATCTGAAAGAAAAATACGCCAGTCGGTTGGACGAGAACGGTGACCTTCCGGATAACCTGATGCTTCAAGCCTGGAAGGCGGACCCTAACTTGTCGGAAGGATTCACTACCAACGCGGGAGAATTTTTGAGCCGCGACGAGGCAAAAGACCGTGCGGTTGAACTAAAGCAGTATGTCGCTAAACCGAACGAGGGAAGCAGTCTGGAGTCTCAAGCGTTCACCAGACAGCAGGAGCTACAAAAAGCTGGCTACGCTCCAGACGTCCAATACCGACCGTCCGCTAAGCCGGAAGATTTTAAGAGCGAAGAAACACTTCCTCGCGCGCTCCAGTCTCCTAACTGGGCAATCTTCACGGCGACAAAAGAAGATTTAGGCCCCGGCACCAACGAGCACAACGAACTGCGAAACGAGAATTTAGAAAAAGCTCTTGTAGCCGACGGCTTCACTCCTACCGAGGTGAGCGGAAATTACAAAGGCGTTGACCAGGGAAAAAGTTTTCTGGTGCCCAACATGACCCCGGAGCAAGCGACCGCGTGGGGTAATAAGTATGGCCAAGAGAGCGTGCTTACTCCACACGGTATTCTTTACGGTGACGGGACGATTAACCCTGCCGACCATTCGAAAACTGTTGTTGGGCCAGAGGCAGAGAAGCAGGATTTTTATTCGAAGCTCAAAGATGGTCCCGCGTTCAGCATGGGAATCGATACCGACAAGCGGGTTCAGTTCAAGCCCAACACTCCAGAAGAAAGAGATTTACTCGGTGCAGCTATCGCCCCGCAGGCGTTCAGCAAAGCGGAAGTCATGGCGATGTCGAACAAAGACCTTTTGGAACACTACCCTGAGGCAGTCGTTCCTAACAAGGTCCGAAACAAAAAGGGCAAGCTGGTAGAGCCGGAGCTAACCTCCGATATCGTTCACGCGCCGCTCGTAGAAGCAAACGGTGGTGCGGAGTCCCCGAAGGCAATCAAAGCCTACGCGCAGAAGGTGGTTGATTTTGCCAAGCAATGGCAAGACCACCCGGCGTTTAAGGACGGGATGAAATGGTATTCTGATTTTGTCCCGAAGCTCAAAGCAAATTTTGGAAAGAACGCGCAACTGTTCGCTGAACTACTCGCGGCGACTTCGCCGAACACCACACCGGATGTGAATTTTGGATTCGCCTACGATGCTCTGAAATCTTTCGAGACCGGAAAGTTCGACCAACAGATTGCTAAGTTCAACGAGGGCATGAAGATGGCGGACGAGGACAACTGGCAGGACTGGTATAACAAAAATGTTCCAGAGTCAGACCGGCCTGTGAAGCCTACCAAGGCGACTTTCATGGCGGAGTGGATTGACCAGCACGACCTCGCGCCTCGCCAATCGAATGGAAAAAATTACGGGATGCATTCCGTGCCGGTGCTCCAGGTTCTTGCGCGCCGGTGGCTAAACCAAACGACCGGCCCGAAGACTCAGAATTTTATCAAGAACTTGGTTGGCTCGGAACACGAGGCCACAATCGACGTATGGGCTGACCGGACTATGAGACGCCTGGGTTACCAGGACTACCAGGACCGGTGGCGGATTTTGCCGAAGAACGCGACCGGAGTGCCAGACACTGATTTCCACTTTTCTCAGAAAGTATTCCGCGCGGCTGCCAATCAGATGGATATCAAGCCCGATGCTCTGCAAGGGGCTCTCTGGTTCGCTGAAAAGCAGCTTTGGGCGGACAAGGGCTGGGGACGGCTCGACCTGGGGGACTACCGTAAAGAGATGGCAAAGGTCCCAGAACTACAGAAAAGGTTTGAGCAGCGGAACGCACAGCAGGAGATGAATCTAGTTGCGCCAAGGCCCGGAGTGCAGTATAATCCAGGTATGAAATTAGTCAAAGCGACAGTGCAAGACAAAAACGGTGGAATCTTGATTGGCGGAGGTAAGTCCATTACTTCCAGTCCTTTGACGCCTGTTGACGCTTCTGCGTGGGCGGACGCAATCATATCCAATCAAATAGGACTCCCGGCGTCTCAATACGGGACGAAAGACCAACGTCGAAACAAGGATGACTTTAAAGTTACAATCCGATGAAAGTAAACACTAAATTGCAGAAAGAATACACCCGGGAGCAGCAGGTAGCGGCCCGGATTGCCTCGGATATCTACTCCCAGGACCCGTTCTGGCAGGAAGTGGTAGAACACCTCGACCGGAAGGAAAAGAGCCGCCAGGGGCTTGTGCAGGCTCGACCCAGAGCCCGCAAATAGCGACTGTTAAGTATGACTGGCACTGAATCAGGTCTCGTTGCTCCCGCTGCGGTTGCCCCACCCGCTGCTGCCCCCGCACCCATCGCTGCCGCTCCATCCCCTGACGCGTCCCAGACGCCTAGCACCCAGGACGACCGGCTGCCCCCGGAGATTCTGAAGATTCACGCGATGCAGGCATTGATTGCCGGGAACCCGGCTGCCGTGTCCGCCCCGTTAAAAGAATTTGGTAACCGTAAGGAAGCGAAACTTATCAAGGAGCACAAGGATGCTCTAACGCAAGCCGGTTTCGGCTTTTACCGCTCTCTGAACGGTCACCTGGGGGTCATTTTCAATTCGTTGCATTTGCACCCCCAAGATTTGATGGCAGCCGACAAGGCCGGGAAGCTCACACAACTCGCGCCTTCTTTTGATATCGTGGACCATGCGGTGTCGAAATCCGGAATTCACAATCCAGTTTTGAAGGCGAAGTCGGTCCCGAATGGATTGGCTCCGCCTACGCTTCAAGCTCCTCCTCAGGTCACTGCGGGAATGGCTCCAGGCTCCTCGCCTGTCGCGGCTGCCCCGAATTCCGTCCAGCGTAAAGCTATGGCTGCCCGGATTGGGAATATCAGCCCTGGGGCTCCGACTTCGGGCTCGATGCCGGGAGCCGGACGTTTGCTGAATCAAATCTACAAGCCGGTTGTTTAACCGGGGGTCAGTTCAAGCTGGCCCTTAATCAACCTCGCGTCTGAACGGATGAACCGCTTGTAGTATCCGCGCGTGAAAAAGCGATTGATTTCCACTCTGAACCGGGTGACAGAGCCGTCGTCCGGGTTCACTTTGAATTCCATAATCGCCCCGCCGACTTCCATCCGCAGGCGTTTCTTGCGAGCGAAAATTGTTTGGTCCTGAAACCCCGGCAGAGACACGACGTGAATGTTGCGCTCTTGCATGTAGTTCGAGACGTGATAGTGGCCCAGCACCAGGATAGACGGCTTTTCGCCACCCTCCAGAGACTCCACAATCTTCTGCGCCGTGTAGCTGCGCGCATACGCTGAACCACCACCGGGGTGCATGATTTTGATGATAGTCGGCACGGCACCGGCCTTAATCGCGACGTCCGCTTCGACGTGACCGATATAGCGCAAATCCTTTCGGTCATTTTTGCGGGCGACAAGCTCCATGTATGACCCGATGTTGAAGCCGGGAGCAAACCAGGACTCGTGGTCGTCGCCGGTGATGAAGTAAGTCGTGATGCCTTCCCGCTGCGGATAGTTGTCGGCGAAGTATTGCGCCTGTCCATCGATGGTCGAGGAGAAAACACTTTCACCGTTGATGCGCGCCACATAGCCGTCAATCGGGTTGCCCGCATGGAACACGGTCGTGAGTCCTTCGGCTTTGAAAAGGTCGTATTGGGCGTGCAGTTCTGCGAGGCGTTCTTCCTTGCAGCACATGTGTGTGTCTGCGACCAGTCCGTGGCGAATCCAGTCGCCGGTGTTCACGACTTCCAACGGAAGATATCCGAAGGTAGGCCGGGGCAGCGTGACTGGCTCCTGGAGAACAGGAATCTCGGTTTCCGCCGCGAGCGCAGGAGCAGCAGGGTCAGCGGACCCAGCCGTCAATGGGCGGCTCAGGCTCAGTCGGCGGATTTTGTTCACCACCGCATCCAGGCTCTTGCCCATCTTGGTGGCTATCGCCGGGTTGCTGTAACCCTCCTGCCGGAGGCTCGTCAAGGTGTCGATTTGCGTTTTGGTCCAACTCATGTGTTTTAGGATATGGAGCGTCTTCGGCCCCGGTTTCTAGGTTCTGTTCCCGTTTTATTAACCACTCCTGTGTGGCTGGGTGTAGCACACCCCTAAAGGCTCCGTCAAAAGCTTCGAGCGCGATTTGCGCCGTGGGACCCACACCGACTAAGGCGTGCTCCAGGTCATTGATGTCGCCCAGGTAGGCCAGCCAGTTTCCGTCCAACAGGCGGCAGAGCGCGGGCTTGTAGCGAAAATGCGGTGAAGAGACTTCCTGGGTGGCCAGCAGATGTTCCTCGGCGGACTTGCGTTGCATATCGAGGACGTCCCGCTGTCTCTGTGCGATGTCTTCAAAATGCTTTTCGGTCCGCTTCTGAAACTCCAGGCTCCAGCGGTCGTCGTCATCCATGATTTTCTGAATGCGGTTCGCAGCCGCGCGAAGTGTATTCTCGCATTCGATTTTGGTCTCGGTCTCGGCGGGAGTCAGCGGAGGAACCTCTGCGGGGGCAGCCTCGGGCATGCCGAACATGTTCACGCCGGGTGGGGTCCGCATCCAGTGACTCATTACCGCGCCAGCGGTGGAGAACACCTGGAGGCAAGTGTCTATCATGAACCGGGTCGAAAGCTCCCGGCTGGAAAGCTGAATCGGTTCCGACTGATTGAGATTCTTCACTGGAACTTTACGCGAGATAGGTGTGTTTGTGCCCATTTGAAAATCCATATTGCGTCAATGGCGTTGTCGTCTAGTTTTTGTCCGCGAAATCCTGGGGACTGTTTAAACAGGGCGGCTGCCATTCCTTCTTTTGTTGCGCCGCCGAACCCGGTGGCAAACTTTTTTAAAGTGGAGACTGGCAAACATTCCAGCAAGCACGATTTGCCAAGGGTCAACCATACACAGGTCCGCAATGATGCCCACAACTGGGTTTGCAGGGTGTAAGTCGAAAATTGCACGTCCTCGAAGACTACCACATCGGGCTTGGGAAGTGAAACCAGATATTCCTGAAATCGATGAATCCTCGGGTCGTTTCGCCGGGTCCAGCGTTCCTTCCCCCAGGCAGTAACTTCCGCCCCCGTTGCTAGCGTCCAAGTCCCAGCAGTAAGTGTATCCGCTCCGGCGAGGTTGTGAGCGAATCCCGTGTGGGTCCCCAGGTCTATGGCGAGTATTTTCAGACATATAAAAGTCGCAATTATTCAGAGAGTAGTCGCCCCTGGTCCAGCAACGCGACGCGAATCTTTCGGAGCGCCACGCGGTGAGTGCGCTGAATCGCCGACCGAGTTAAATCCAGCATCTCGGCAATTTCCTGAAAATTCCTTCCGCTGAAGTAGGTCAAGTTTAAAACTGCCTTCTCCCGCTCGGTGCAGATTCGTTCCACCAGCGGCTTCATTTGCTCCCAGCGTTCGCGGGTGTGGATGTCTTCGAACCTGGGGTTGTCAATTTCGTGCTCCGGAGTGATTTCTTCTGTGTCGTCCCAGGGGCCGGTTAAATCAACGTGATGCCCGCTGGGGTTCGAGGTATCCGGGGGCACCATGTTTTCAGAGCCGACACCCTTCACCACATTTTTTGAGCGCCAACTTCGGTGAACATAGCCGCGAATTCCCGGCTTGCAGAACGCGAAGAACCTCGCCCAGCCGGTCTTCCACCGCTTCGCGCCGCGATTCAGCACGTCGTAGCAAATCGAGATAAGCTCACCGTCTTCAATGTGGCCCTTGCTGATGTGGCGCGCGTAGGCTACCGCTTCACGCATCGAGTGCAGCACGAGTTTGTCCAGGTCTTTTTGAGAGCCCTGGGCGAGCTTGTTTTCTTCCGGCTTACTTAGCTTCAGGGGAAATGGGTCGAGGGGATTCAAATGAAACTCCAGTCGTTGGGTTAAGGGTGGGAACCGCCTCTGTATCAAAACGCTCGAAGGTCCAGACGCGAGTCTTATCAGGGGCAGTGTGAACGGAGCATTTTAGCAAACCTTCGGTCTGTATCTGCTCCAAAAATCTGTTGATTTGGTCTGACTTGTAGCCGCGCATCAGGTCCTGATTAAATGCGTTCTGATTAATCATTCGGATGATGGCGGAGGTAGTCCCGGAATACCTGGGAGCTTCGGGATTGTCCTGGAACCAGAGCCGGAGAGTCTCTATCAGCAGTTCGCGGAACATCGCCGACGGAGCAGTCTGCCTGCCGCGCTCGACCATAAGCTCGTCGTGGAATGCAAGAAATCCGTAGCGTGAATCCCTCGTCGCTTCGATATAGTCAGGCCATTTGAAATCAACGAGCAGCCTACCCAGCACCGGAAGCTCCACGGCTAGCATCTTCTGAATCTCCGTGCGAGACGGGAATTTAAAATTGGGCAGATTCTGGCAACGGAACAAAACCATTTTGTCCATCGAATTGTTATCCAGACTCGCGGTTAGAATTCGCATCGACTCGAAGTCCATGTTTAGAGTCATGCCTACGCGGCCATTCCAGTCCACCAATCCCTGTTTGCGAAACTTGTCATTGCTAATCAGGCCGGACTGCGCGGTCACTTTTTTGAGGAGCGCCGCTACCTTCGCGCGTGCGCCAGGAGTGTTTGCGGGAACCTCGTCGTCTAGCACCCAATGGGCCACATCCATAAGGTAAGCATTAAAAGTCTCTCCTCCCACAAGATACCGGGTAGCGTCCGCAAATCCACCCAGCAAAGCGCCGATGAATTCTCGGTTAACCAGCGTTTTGCCGGAGCCAGTCGGCCCGCACATTCCCAGTCTATGCCCGGGCAAAGGAGTCCAATTTATTGCAGACAAATAGGCATACTGCGCCCAGGCGAGAAACCACGGAAGTTGAATCTGCTCTTCTCTCCCGGAAACCGGGGGTGCGAACAGATTTTGTAGGATGAATGAACAGAACGGCGCGCCGCCATGGGGACCCCACTTCTGTGTGCCTACAGCGGGCTCAATTGGCTTCCGCTTGTAGTTGTTTAAACGTAGCTCCCCTTGGAAGGTAACCAAGCCCGGTTTCATGAACACAAAAGAGCCCGCGCTAGCGACTCGATTTTCCGATTGGACGTGATGCAGTGCTTGGTCAATCGGAGAGATTCCATCCGGCCCCGGCTTGCCAGATAGCTTGCACTCGACCCGCAGATAGAGCTTGAAGCTGGCTTCGTTGACCGATTCGTAGCGGCCATGAATCTTGCGAAAATAGTCGTGCCCGTCATACCAGCAATCGCGTGTGGCCTGGGTATACGCATTGGCCAGATACTCCGTCACGAAATCGCCGCCTAACAAGTCGGCCCATGTGTAGTAGCCTTTGTCCGCATGAGCGGAATAACAAGTGATGCCGCCCGACTTGACGACTGCGGACATCGGCGAGGTGCTGCCCGGGACAAACCAGTGTGAAGGCCCCTGGGAGTTAACTTCGAATTCGTCCGGCCACTCATACGCAGCATATTTTTCCTTCAGCGCCTTCTCGACAGTAGCAAGAGGAATCTGGTCGCTTTCTGTCGGCTTGAATTTGTATTCCTTGGCTGTCTGGAAGAAAAAGTATTGTGAGTCTTTTGCTTTGATTGGAGGATGCTTCAGGTCCTCCCATAGGTCGCCCCTACACAGCAGCCGGGTAGGATTTTCAAACGCAGGCTCGTCCAGGCATGGGAGCAGCTTGAGGTTCAACCATATTTTGGCGTGCTGGTGCAGGAAAATTGCGAACGAAAAATCATGGACTCGAATCGGCTCTTCTAAGAGATATATCAATCGAAAGTTTCCGCCCAGCGAGTGCTCCAGCCATGAGGGCTTATACTTCATCGACTCGATGGCTTGCATTATGGTTTCCCGGGGACAGGCGATGTCGAAGTCCGGCGAGAATCCTCTGACGAGTTGCGGCGGATTGCTCTCCTTCGTTACCCTCAGCCGGGGATTCAGCGGCTCAATGAGGGTGTAAAAATAATGCTTCGTGTCCGGATTCTGATACCATGCCTGCCGGTCCTCTTTTACCTTTCGAATCTGCTCGGTAATTTTCTCCGTGGGTTTAAAGTCCCACGGCTCTACTCCGCTTAGGAGCGTATTGGTGACGGCGTTCTCTGCGTATAGAAACATATTATTTCTCGTAGTGTTGCAGTTCTTTACCCTCCGCTGCAATCGGGCAACCTACCAGCCAGTCAGGAGTCTTCGACATCTCTTCTTCGACATCTTTTGCGGTGACGTTCAGGTCCACTTCCAGCACGGCTTCGTCGTGAACTGAAAATAGATTCCACCAGCCTCGCTTGTGCATCTCCACCAATTGGCGGGCGAACACTTCACGAGCCGTGGCCTGGACAATATTCTCAACCAGCTTGCCCCCATAGAAAGTCTTTCGTTTCCCTCCCACGTCAGCGGTCGCTTTATTCTTTCGGATAGGTCTCCCGCTCACCGGGTCTTTTGTAATCTCCACGGCGAGTCGGACATCTCGATAGAAAATCACGCGACCGCTAGGCAACGTTACTTTGAAGTCCTCGCCGACCGAGGACCGGAGTTTAGAATCCAGACGCGGGCTCAAGCCGTTATGTTCTACTGAGAACACCAGGGGATTTTGTTCGCGAAACGTTTTCACAATCTCGCGGCTCTTCTTTCCCCAGCCGGGAATCTTCCTGATACCACCCGGCGCGCCCAGGTCGTGAATCTCTTCAAACTCCGGGTCGTCTTTGGTGATATCGATTCCGCCTTCTTTCGCACAAATCGCGATAAACTTTTCCCAGCCAGCACCATAGCCCAGGCCCAACACCTGGATTTTAATCATCTTATACCAGTCGGTCTTCTTGGTGTTTCTGTCAAACCGGGGTCCGGTGTATCCCATGGATGCGACCGCGAAGGCTTCATACACCCCATAACCCTCTTGAATGAGCTTGAGCAATCTTGAATTGCCTGAAATGTATGCGAGGACACGCGGCTCGATTTGTGATAAATCGCATGCAATCATTTTCTTTCCAGGCCGGGGGATAATCAGAGCCCGGAAATCGATAGCGTGCTTCACCCAGTCCGGGTAAACCCCGTGCTCGTCCTTGTGGTCGAGCGCCTGCTGGACCCGGATATCATCCGATTCCATGGTGCCTTCTATGGTCACCAGCATCGGCTTCTTCCGCATGTTCTGAAAATTAATCTTCGCATCTCCGGACCACCTGCCAGTGTGCGCGCCGAAATATTTCAGGGCGAACGGCATCGTGCCGTCGGAACGCAACCTGCGTTTCACCGTGAGAAAAGTGCAATACAGTTTGTTTATAGAGCGCCAAGCAGAAACAGCCTTAATCCAGGGGTGCTGCTTGGCGTATTGAAGCTCCCACTCTTCGTAACCCTCTTCGTCCTCCGACTTCGTCGGCGGGCACGGGATTCCCATTCTCCGGCATTGCTCTGCGATGCACTTAGTGGAGGTAGGCTTGCAGTTGAAATCATCCCAATCTTCGGACTCGTCATCGCGAAGCCAGGGGATGATTTTTTCGGTGTTGTGTTTGACGTCATGCGTTTGAAGGATGTAGCTATCGAGCAGCGCGGTGTCGATTTGCACGCCGTGCATGCCCTGGTCGATTGTGATGTTGCTTAAAATTTGTTCGTGCTCCGGCCACTGCGAGCCGTAGTCTTCCCAGAGCTTCCAGGCCCAATATGCATCCACCTTGCCGGAGTCCACGACCTGGGTCCGCTGAGCCTCGGTAAGGTCCGCGAATTTCGCGTTATCCATGATGTCGCGATAATCTTTTCCCACCTTCGTTTTGTAGAGGTGCAGAACCGCTTCAGCGAGCGCGCGCCGGTTGCAGAGATACGAAGTCAGGTTAGCGGTGCAGTGCCACGCGGCTGGCTTGACATGCGCGGGGATTAGATTGCGCCGCTGAAGCTCGTTGAAAACAGTGTTATCGAAATACCGGTTGTGGCTCACGACGACAGCGCCGTGAACCGACTCCCAGTTGAATTCCCCCGGGGCACCAGCCCAGACTATCGGCCCGTTGCAAGCGGACAAAAGGTAGCAGTCGAAAAGCTCGTGACGGCAGTAGTCTTCAGCAATGAGTTGCTTCAGGCCGTATTTGAGCTTCTTCGAGTAAAATGTCTCGAAGTCTAGGCTGATGTGGCTCACTGCGCGTAGCCTTGAATTTCGGTTCGCAGGCTGTCAATGGTGCCTTCGAGTTGTGTAGCTTCGTATTCCTTCTTGCCCAATTCCGCTTCGGCCTTGCACAGAGGACACTCTTTTTCCTTGTGCCAGATTTTGGGATGCCCGGTTGCACACATCGATGCGCCGCTGATTAAATAGTCCATAAGACAAATAGAAGAGCCGTCCTGGTGCCAAGAGTCCACCAGGACGGCAGGGTTTGCTATCTGGTCCGGCCCAACGTTACACCCACTGAGGGCATCCGCTTGACCTTCCGCTGAATTATCTTGGCAATGACCAGATTCCATTTCTCCATGACTCTATCAGAAAGAGCCCCCGTGGTGAAACCTAATTCGCCAGGATTCAGAAAATCTTCCTGGGAAACTCCGGCACCCTGGTCGATAGCCCGGACCAGGGATTCCACGTCGGCCCTTACTTCATCCAGGAAGTCTTGCCCCACGCGGGTGAATTTTCCTAGGCGGATTTCTTTTGAACAGCGGAGCGCATGTTCGCGCACGGCTGCTTCGTTTAGGATACGAAGGGTCCCAAGCTCCATTACTTCTTCACTCATTGGATTTTCGTTTTTCAAATTTTTGGTTAACGATTGAAAAGGCTTCTTTCGAAGTTGACCCGTGCCCTGCGACTTCAGCCGCAGAGCACTTGGGATTTGCGCAGTAGACCGTCATTCCGAATTTCGGGTCACCAGGATGAATCTGGTTTCCCGGTTGCTCGGACAACGGCTGATTGCAGACGGGGCAATTCATGGTTTCTCTGCCGTAGGAGGCACAAAAAACTGATGCACGAACCTCTCTGGGTCAGTCCAAGCCGGATGATTATCGCGGATATAAAAAGCTCCTGCGAACGCAAACACCAGTAGCCCCAGCCAGACGAGCATTCCGATACCCTTAACCCTGTCGCTGGCCTTTGAGCTTAGTAGCCCTAGGGGTCCGACTACCAGAGCCGCGACCATGAGCACGAGGAGCACGAACAGCGTGCCCCCGTATACGACGAGGGCGAGGCATTCGAGAAAACTCATTCGTCCCCCAGTTCCATCCCCTCGGGGATTTCGAATTTCATTGCCTTGCTGTTGCACGCGCACAATGGGGCACCGATTTCTTCGAGCCACTTGCGGGTGATTCGAACGTTGCAGCCACAGGAACCGCACTCTGCTTTAATAAGCCGGGTGGTCTGCTTCTTCACCGGGCGCATATTCGGATTAAGCTGGGCGTGCGGATACGCGCCAAGCTTCGCCACGATTGTCTTCGACTCCGCGAGAAACGCTTCGCCACCAAAAGTAGCGGTGAGCTTTCCTTCCAGGCCGATTGAACGCACGCATTTCCCAAACACCTTGTTGTGTTTTTCTTTGATGCCCACGACCGCATGAGCAACCTCGTGCGCGAGTGTCGGAAGAACCCCGTAGGAATCCACCGGGTCCTTGAGTCGCGGCGAGATAAAAATCTGGTGAACCTTGTCCGTTGACGCTTTCGCATCCCAGCATTCGCCGATTGAATATTTTTTCGCCGATAGACCACGACTGGAGGGCCAGCCGCAGCTAACGCGAACCTTGGGGACTTTGTATCCCTGCTTGGTGAACAGCGGTAGCATCGCCTGGACTGCTGCGGCTAGCCACTGTTCTCGGTTTTCGTGTTTTTGTTTTTGTGCCATAAAATTATTCCTCGATTGGCCGGAGCGCCAAGTTGCCGGTCGCGCGAGGGTCTGAATAGACCGGCACGACGTCCAGGGTAGCGACGAATTGCTTCGCACTGCTGAGCCGCTTGTAGACCTTAGCGTCTCCGAGTAACCGGCGAAAATCGCCGCAGCAATTCCGCGCGTCCGACCAGCGTTTGCCCATCCAGGGAAAATTCGTCTGGACCTGGGACTTGAGAACGTATCCAAAAGGTTTGGCCATAAAATTAGTCCATGTTGGGGAATGCGGCGTAATAGGCGTCCTGCTCGTCGCGAGTGCGAAGGGCCTTGAAACTGTTCTCGTCAATCTGATTGGCGAGCGTGGGCAGTTCGCGGCGCGCCTGGGCAAGGGCTTCGTCCTTGGTGACCGCGTAGACCTGATTAAAGCCGCCACCGATGAAAGTGAACGACCAGAGAACTCTCTCAGCGACCCTGTTAGGCCGACCCAGAGGAGAAAGGGGAGCGGAACCGTGAGTATAGCAGGAAGGAATCTGCACCTGATTTTTGCCGTTCACCAGGGCGATATCCACCGAGAGAACCACGCAAGCTTTGTCACCAGACTTGTCACCCTTGCATTGGGCGCGGGCTTTGCGGAGAAGACCCTTCAGGTCTTTGACGCTGACTACCATGTAATTTTCATTCATGCCACCAAGATACACCCGGCCCGTTTAAACGCAACCCCCTATTTGCAGTTTGTAGTTTATCTAATGGAAAAGGCACCGTGAATTAATCCACGGTGCCCTGTGCAATCCGCGTGTCTGATTATTCAGTGGCGGGCGCTTCGAGCGCATTCCTCACGAATTCCAGAAACTCCGGGGTAGTGGGTTTCGTGGCGATGCAGACCGGGACCCAGGCTTTGTTGCCCGTGCCGTAGGTCTCTTCCTTCGTGGTGACGGCATACTCGTAGGAGGGGTAACCACCCTTCCGCAGAATTCCCATCTTGCGAGCCGTGAAGAAAACCTTCTTCGCGGCAGCGGTGTAAACCGCGCCCTTCATCGCCCAGAGAGCCAGGGCGAATTTTCTGTCTCCAACCGGGTAGTTGAAGACCGTGTCGTCATCCGGATAGTCAGCCGGACGTTCGACCGCGATGAACGCGTCCACCAGGGGCTGGAACAGTTTGCATCCGGATTTCTCCTTCAGCTTCCATTCCTGGTAGTCCGTGGTGCCACCGTTCGAGGCAACCTCGGCGACGTTCTTCACGATAAGGCCGCGCGCGCCACCGGTAGTTTTCTCGACATACCGGGTAGGCCGGAAGCCGATAACCACCATGTTCACTGGAGCAGTCGCAGCGCGAACCACTGCGCCGTCCTTGAGGCGCGGGGGCACAAACAGAACTGCCTTCTGGTCGTAGACCAGCGAGCCCAGTTCGAAGGTGTCCTTAAGCTCGCCCATGTTCTGGACGATGTTCACCCGGGGGATGATGATGTCCTCGAAGGCCGGGATGAAGTCTCCCAGCAACAAGCCGCTGCTGCTCGGGGCAGCGACGGCGACCGGGCCAGCGACCGGAGCGGGAATAACCGCAGTGGTTGCAGGCGTAGCAGTAGTTCCAGCCACATCAGTGACCGGCTGCTCATTTTTACCAAACACTATTTCACTCATTTTGTTTTTGTGTTACGTTGTTTTTACCTTTGTCGTTTTGAACCTTCAAGAAAGCGTATCCATCCCCGTGAACGACTGCACCGGAATCAACCAGAGCTTTCTTAAAATCTTCTACTGCGGACTTCTTCGTGCCGCGAGGACTTTTATCCTTGATGATTTCCTCGATGGGACCGAAGGTAGCGTCCAGGCATTTTTCGTATTCGTCCCTGGTCACGTATTGCAACGCTATCTCGCGGAATTTCGAAAGGTCCACTATGCCCCGGCGTCCAGGCATGGTTTGGATAATCATGCCCTCAGGAACCGCTGCGTCGTTTCGCAGCACTCGGTCCGTGACCTGCCTACGGAATGCCTCCGCCCAGATTTTCACCACGGACGCTAACGTGAGCGCCTTCTTGGTGTTCTGCGGGTCGAGTATCATTGTCGGCGTGATGTCGTCAGGAAATTCCAGCGGGTGAAACTTCTTGCCAACCTTCAACGCATTGGCTAATCCGATTGGGCAGCGTCCGAGATTCGCACAGAAATTACAGGCCGGGACATACGCCCTAGCTGTCGAAAAATCCTGCTTTCTTCGAGCGAGTCGCGCACGGGCAACGATAGCTTGAATTCGAAGATAGAGAACGGGGATTTCTTCCCGGTTGAATGTGTGCTCAGACAGCAGCCCGATAAGTGGCTGCTTGAACCAAAATCTAACGGCGCGGAGTGAAGGATACTTTTTGAAAAGACCCAGGACATAGGCGATACCTTGCGGATTCGTTTCCGCGCCTTCAACTGCCCAGTAGCCGAATTTCCAGTCAATGACTTCTGCATAGGTTATATTGTAGTTGAGTAAAACGTGGTCCACGTATCCAGCCGTGGTTGAAATTGCATCATCGAAAACGATGTCATCAATCGGAAGGTAAGCTTCTTTTAGCTCCTGGATTTCCACTGGCGTGCCGGTTAACACTCCATTGTTGTCGGTCACTGCTGCGGTAGCTTCCTGCTGGAGAATTAATCGCCGCTCTTCCACGAAGTCCAAGCACTCTGCCACCGCTGCCGCGTCATCGTCATCCAGCCGGGTGTCGTCCTCCTGAGTCTCAGTAGCCTTGTGGGCGATGGTGCCAATAATCGAACGAACCGCTTTCGAATCCCGGCCAATGTAATCCGGGCAAGCTTCCAGGTTCGCCAGGGACGAAGGCGAATAGGGGTGATGTGGTCTTTCGACCTCAGTCTCTGGAACTGCAACCGGTGCAGCGGGGCCGGTTGCAGTTGGAACAGTCATGATTGTTTTCGGGTCTGACATTTTCTTCTGACGGGAGAATAGCTAAACCGGAGAGAACGAGAAACCAGATAATGAAAAAAGTTATCATTCGTTCAATCGTTCAATCGTTCAATCCTTGCGCCATGCCCAGGGCAGCCCGGAGCCTGACCTGGAGCTTAAACAGTGCGAGGCATTCTTCCCGGGCAACCATGGTCCGGCTGATGCCCAGTCTTTTCGCAACTTCCGCACGGGTCATTCGTTGAGGAAGTGCCGCAGCGATTCGCTGGCCGATGTGCATCTGCTCTTTGTAGCCTTCTCCCGTCCTACCCTTGGAGAATTTTTTAGCGGGTCCCACGGTAAGCCTCCTGCACTGCGGCCCACGCGCGGCCACACTTCGCTGTCCGGAGATTCAGGTCCACGCCTGAGAATTCATCCGGGAGAAGATAGGGAAGGTTGCGGGGGAGGGGATTTTTGGTCTGCTGGTCCTTACGGATACGTTTTTTGAATTTGTTCATATTTTTAGTTACACTTCTTGAGTTGGTATTTCGAGGGAAGTGTCACCTCGAAAGGAATCGATGCCGCGAACCGACTCAGAAAACTGGCTATTGCCCCATTACGCGTTTGTGCATCGCGTCTCTGGCTGGCGCTCCGGTTGGTTTCCAGCCGTGCTCGACCGCGTTCAGCAGCCGTTTTTGTCGCGCGGCTTTTGCGGGAGTGGTTGATTTTGCTTTTACTCCGCCTGGGGTGGATACGCGGACTCTGCCTTTTCCTGCTGGTCGTATTTTTACTGGCATGCATAACAGTCGCTAATTAGACCATAAGTGTCAACATCAGCGCAAACCACAAAAGGTTGCGCACAATCCCGTCATCAATTGCCTGCTGTCGATAAGATTTCACGTCGTTGGGCTCCTTCGTCCGGGGTTCGGATTGGCCGCAGGCAGGGATTTACTAGCCCACGAAATTCCTGGGTTTGAATCCACCAAAAGGTTTGTGCTGGCTCTGCCGGAGTGGCGACACAATACTCCGCCAGTTCGCTCCAATCGATTCCCGGATGGAATCGAATCGCTTCCGCACCGATTTCGTCGGTCATCACGAACACCTGGGCAGCATCGCTGAGAAAAGCAAGCCGTGACGGCACTCCGAGACGGGAACAAAAATATCCAGTGACCAACGCGCGCGAGACTGCGCCGTCTCTGCCGCCCACGTCGCGATAGCTCCAGACTGTTAGCATCGACCATATTCCGGGAAGCACTCGAACCGGAGCTTCCCCAGCGGATTTTCGAAGTGCTGCACGAAGCTCTGGGCCGGTGAGAAATGAAATCAGCCGTTCCCAAGCTGTCGCAGTAGTAGGGAACATTCGTTTGGCCGCACTGACCGTAAATGGAATCTCGTTTCCATCTTCGAACCATAGGCGTTCGAGCGCGCCGTGATACGCGGCTGTAACCCGCATCAGCGTAGAGGTATGATACAGCTTGTAAAGCTGGCCGAAGGTGAGCTTGGATAAATTCATGGCCGGGAGAAAGGTTGTAGTCTCAGGGTTCGATGTTTGTCAGAAACTAGGTTGAACCAGACAGTCTTCACGAAGAAGTGGTTGACGGTGTTTTTGTAGGGCACCAGCACGAAGCAAAGGTCTCGACCGTCGTCCCAGGGGTAGCGCACGATGCCCTTGGCTACTGTGCCATTGCTAACCTGGATTTCGACTACGTCGTTCTCCTGGATATCGATAGAACTGGGGAGCAGGTCGGTGCCCAGTGTCTCCACGAGGTGCTCGTCGTGAGCATGCCGCGCGTAATGAAGCTCCACGATACCGGCGAACGCTTCCGCACTGCGGGCAGGAAGTCCGTAGGCCCCTCGGTTGTAAAGTCCGTCTTTCATTGGCTGGCAACCTCGTCAGGAAGAGCGTTGAAAAGTTCCAGGTCGGTTTCCGAGTTGTCCCACTCGATGCCCAGGCGGTTCAGTGCCGCGCAGATTTGCGCCCTGGTCCAGTTTAGTCCGTTTTCATTCATACCTACAGCTTAGCACCGCGCCGTTTAAACGCAAGGGGCTATGTCAAACTATCTTCGTCGTTGTCGTGGTCGTCTTTCCAGGCTATCGCCATTACGATTGTGACCACCAGCCAAAACCAAAGCGTGTGAATCATTCAGCAGGTATAATGGTGACGTCGTATTTTCGATTCGACGCAATCGAGTCCGCAGTTTTTTGGTCAAAGAAATCTCCCACCCTCTTCCCCTCCACTGTGGTCGTGTTCGTGAGTTTAGTGATTTGGTAGAGCCCCCGGTTGAACTGAGGGTCCGGGTCGTAGGTCAGAGTGATTTTGATTTTTTTCATATAGAATCATGTGGTGATTAATTGTCCGAGTTTCGACACGTCAAAGCTCGGGAATTCCGCTTTGACCTTGTAATACTTCCCGCCCAGGAACCACGCGCGCCAGTGGTCGCCAGCTTCCTCGCCTACTCCGGTAATCTCGAATAGCACCTGGGGAAAGGCCAGCGACAGCGCGCCCATGTTTTCAACCCAGTCATACCAGCTACACACGTCCTCAGCGTCCCAGCCGCCCATAAAATATCTGTCGGTGGTCTCACGCTGGTCCGCAATCCATTTTTCGATTGCGGTCTCCAGGCCGATGCTGCCAACGGGAGCCCCACACTCAGGGCAAAACTTTTGCCCTTTGGCGACTCGATGGGGACAGTTAGGTCTGTCGGGCTGGTCACCAACGGCTTGGAACCGATGTTTGAAACGGGTATTGTAGCTCATGGATTTTTTGAACACTCCTTTGACATGTCATCCAGGTCAGTTTGAAGCTCGAAAACGTCGTGCGGTAAATCGTCGGCTCGAATAAAGATGCTGTAATCCGCACCTTCTTTGCCCCACATGAACACGCCGACTTCTCGCGCGGTGTCGAATTGCCACTGGCCCACGCGGCTATGACGAACTACCAAAAACTTTTTCATACGAAATAGCTTTCCACAATCGAATCGCGGGCTTCCTGGCTGTTCACGCTGAACCACTTCACCAGAAACCGCTTTGCCTGGAGCGGATACAGAAACACCGTGTTCCGCAGCTTCGCGGAGTGCAGCACCACTCCGTTCTTCGCGTCGCCGGAGAACGAGCAGTGGCGATTGTGATTGTCTTCGATTGCGTCGGCGGCTTCCACCGCTTTGCGGTTCATTCGAATGATTCCAGATAGTCCGTGCATAATTTTTTTTTTCTCTGAAGGCTACGTCCGCTTTACCCGGCTAGTTCCTGCATACCTTACCGGAGCGACCCGGCTACTTTTGCACTGCTAACCTTTGGACCCACGCGGAGCCTGCTAGCGGAGGAGCAACCTCCAGATTCGGCAGGAGCACGACGGACGCGGCCTTCAAAGAACTACCCACACAATACACCTGAACAGCCAGAGCGCAAGTGGTTATGTCAAACTACCTTTAGCCACAAATCGCAGATTTTCTGGCTGTAAATCTCCGTCGTTCAACGTGTCGATGTTGTCGAGTTTCGGCGCGAGCATTCGGTGGGTTTCGTTTTCGATTGTCCCGTCGAGAAGAATGCACCGATACAGCGCAGGCGACAGCGCGCCGTCCCGATGAAGCCTGCCAAAGACCTGCTTAGTCGTAACAGCAGAGAGCCCAAGGGAAACAAGGCCGACACGAGGATGACTCCCATCCAAATCGTGCATGTCGCAACAAATACCACCAGCATCGCTGTTAGCAATGAGACCAGAAATCCGATTCGACTGTAAAGCGTCGAGCGTTTCGGTTCGGTTCGAAGTTTGTCCATCGAGGATTCCGAATTGTGGAAAGCGTTTAAACAGTTCATCTATTGTTTGTCGGAAATTAACAAAGAAAATCACCGTCAATCCTTTGTCCAGGTAATCTTGTGCTAGCTCGGTGAATATCGGCACTTTTAAAAGCTCCACTTCTTGGCGGGCTCTCAAAATTCTTGTGAGCGGATGGTCCGGGTCTTTGTCAGCGAACGCGCGGTCTCGAAGCTGACCTACGGCCCCCTCCATCTCCCTGAACAACGCATTCGCTTTTTCAACGTCGTCGGTGTTATATAACTCTGCCGTAATCTGTCGGTCTGGAAAGCCGGGGATGTCTCGCCAGCCTACTCGAATTCCACGGTCCGGAATAATTTGATTCCGGATTTCCATCATGACTTCTCTCTGTCGCTCTGAACCCACGAGCCACTTCCAGCCGTGGAACCTCGGGTCGTGAACACATCCGTGTTTGCGTGCCCAGCGTTTGAAGTTTGGCCGGATTACGCGGAGCCCAATCGGCGCAACGGCAGTTAAATCTGAGTCCAGGTTATGCAGGTCGAGTGCATACCCAAGTGCGCGCATGTTGAGCGGGTTGCACGCGACGGTGCCGGACAGTCCAGTGATGGTTAGCTTTTGGTTTTTAGCCGCTATTAGCAAGTCCGCGTTTAGCGAGTCCATTCCACCGCAGCGGTGAACCTCGTCAAAAATTACGTCCTGGATTTCCGGCGCAAAACTGAAAGTGCCGTAGCTCGGAGCTTTCTTGCGAGTCTCCAGGCAGTGGAAGCCGTGCGGGTGGCAATAGCACGGATGCGGCTTCGCAAGGTCAACCTTTTGCTGGCAGTTGGTGCAGACGTAGTAAACAGTTGATTTTCGATTCGCCTTCGACCAGCTTCCAAAAGGAGTATTTCCAGCACGCAATTTCTCGTATCCGGCAAAGGAGATGGAGTCCCCAAAATGTTTTGCAGCGCGCTTCCATACTCCTTCTGAAATCTTAGGTCCAACCACGAGCGTAGCTCTTTTTCGGAGAGCAGCAACAGCACAGGAGACATATGTTTTTCCTGCACCAGGGTCTGATAAATCGACCGCAGTTCGGCGTTTCCCAAGGACCGAAAATAGTTCTCGAACCAACGCCGGTTGATGGGGTCGCAGGGCTCCAAAAATTTCATCGGTTAGCATTATCGATTAGGTAATCCAAAAGCTGGGATTCGTCCTGGGTTAAATCGTTCGCCGCGATGTTGCTCCAATCGCTCACCAGGGTGTTGTCGTCCACCGCTCGGCACCGGAAAAACGTTTCGTGGGTCAGCGGAGGAATCCGGCAGTAGGTAACATCAGTGTCGCAAAGCAAAGCCCAGTGAGTTAAGTCGGTGGAATACCAGACTTCGAAATGGACGCCTGGATGTGGAAACACATAGTCCCACTCCAGGGTCCCTGGCGGCACTGCGTTGACTCGCAGTGCCACCAGCAACATCAGAGCCAGCAGTAGTTTTTTCATGCTTAGAAAGGCACGTCGTCCGTGGGCGCAGCACGTTCGACTGCCTCCGATTCGATTTCTTTCTGGAGCAGCGCCAAGGCGCGCCAAGCCATCTTTGCAGAGTGCCGGATGCCATCGCTGTCGGCGGTTCCACGCTGAAGAAAATGGCGCATCATGGTGTCGGCCTCGTCGCCGGACTTACTTCGGTCCCAATGCAACGGCTTGTCCGGATTATGTTGATTGTTTCCATGCCAGGACACATTTGCTATCGCCGCAAGCGCATCCGGAAAATAGTCCAGCACACCTGAGGCGACCGGAAATTTCTTCCGCTCTGGTGCGGTCGTGGGCAGTATCGTGGCGCGGGCGGGCGCGCCGCCGATACCTACTTTAACGGGTGCAGTCGGTGTATTCTCCATCATAATCAAACAGGTTTGGTTCGGTTTCAGTCTCCGGAAAGTCGGAGAGCCGGTATTTGCCTGGGCTAACGTAGTGCAGATAAAAAATCGGCACGCCCAGTTCCCGTGCGATTTTGTTTTCTTCGGTGACGCCGATGGAATGTCTCCAGCCGGGTATCACGAAATTGATTAGCCGCTCGGAACACTGAAGGTATTCGGTGTCCACCTTTTTCCAGAATTGCCAGTCACCGCGCAAGTCGGAAATAATGTGCAGCGGATGGGAGTGAGTAATCGGCGAGAAAACGTTCCAGCCGAATTGTTCCATCAGCCACGCGGTTGCTTTGGTGACTTCCTCGAACCGCATCTGCTTCACCCGGCGCGCGGTTTCCAGAGTCGGAGAACCGCACCCAGGGGCAACCGTAGGCGTGTAGGGAGTCGTGATGTAAGTCAGGGGTTTCATTCCAGTGCGGGGTTAAATTCTGCCGTCGGCTGAATCGAAATTGCTTGCAACCATTGGTCAACAGAAAACAGCCTCGGATGGGGCACTCCAGCATCGCTCCAGATACATCGGAGCCGGTCGCCCTGGCGTTGCTGCGAAAGTTTCAGGCTGATGTCCTTGTCGAGTGCTGCGGCCAATTGGTCTGAAGCATTTTTCCGTTTCGGTCGGCTCGTGTAAGATGCCGCAGAGCAAACAACGTGATAGTGTCGGAAGCCCGCTGCAACCAACGCTTTGAAATCGTCCACCGAGGAAACTCCGGTGACGATGATTTGGTGTCCGCCCACCTCGGAAAATCGCTTCGCACGGTCAATTAAATCTCGCACCCAGCATCCAGGAGAGCCATAGTCCTGCGGCATTCCTGCTAGGCTGCATGCAGAAAACAGCAACCGCGCCGGGGTCAGCGGGTATTGCGTGTTAACCTGACCGTTGCCCCACTGAAAAATGGTGTCAACCAACGAGTCCGCCTGGGGACCGTCGGCGATGTGACCCAGAACTTTCTTCGCAATGTTGCGAATCGGGTCGTCAAGCTCCATCACGACTGCCCCGCTCCGCTGCGCCAGAAAGCTCTTTCCGACTCCGGTCCGGCCCGTCAGGATGATTAGCACCGGGGCAACCACCGCAGGAGGCACAGGAACAACCGGATTCGGAGGCGCTATAGGGGCTGGCGCAACGTTTTCGAGCACCGGGTCTGAAGTTACCAGGGTAGCGCCCCGGTAGTCTAAAACCCCTTCAGCAGCAGGGGACGTAGATGGAGGACCCCCAGGGATTGGTGCCCCCGGTATCGACACCCCCGGAGCCGTTGCAGGCGGGGTTACTCCCGTGACAGTAGGGGCACCCGCTGGCGCTTTGTTCCCGCTGATTTCGGGGTTGTTCAGAAACGCACACTCCATTTCCAGCATCCGGATTTCCGCTGCTGTGCCCTGGGGTTTGAACCCCTTCGGCTTCGTGTCGTTCAGGCCGACTGCGTTTTGATTTGTATCCATAGCTTTTGTCGAATATTAATTCCGTATGCGCGCCTACAATCTGAGAGTCTTCCGGCCTCGCCGGAATTTCGTTTTGCTCTTCGTAGTCTTCCCAGAGGGAGAATCGCCGCATGCCCAAGACTAGCAGCATGCGGCGATTCCTGAAACCACTTAATGTTCTCCTCGTGTCCACTCGTCTTGAGTAGTTTCGTTATTTTGAGATTGAATCTCTATTTCTGAGGGAGACATGTTGCCATCGTTCTGCTGGTCATCGATAGTTTCTTGGTCGCGGTCATCTGTCGTCATAATGTTTTAAGTGTATCGGGCATTTATCAGTTGTCTAGCGTTGCGGCTTGCTCTTGCCGATGCTTTTCATAGGATTAATTGTTCTGCGTTGCGTGCGCCAGCCGATTCGCCATCTCGTCCAGTTTTAGCTGTCGAAGATTCGCAATCAGCAAACCCCTGCGGCCTTTTTCAGTGTCGAGTGCATCCCAGAAAAGGTCGATTTGCGCGGCCTTCATGTTCAGGCCAGCCAACGCGCGCTCCAGCACTGCGATGCGAGCGCCGATAGCCACCGTGGTTTGCTTGTCCTTCGGCTTCGCATCACGGGCTTGCTTTAGCGCGCGTTCCGTAAGCGTGTATGCCGCCTGGATTTCCGCACGGTGATTGAGAGCCCGGGTCTCCCACTTGGTGATTTGCGCCCAGGTCGCACCCTTCAACCGTTTCTCCAGCTTCACAATCGGCTCGGCACGTTTGCGGTCAGATTCGAAAAATCTGTGTCTTGCGTTCATGTATTCTTTTCGCTGCCGGTTGCTGTATCGAGTGCGGCAAAGCATCTCGGTGGCGACTTCTTTCGGCATGTGGTCAACTTGCTTCTCCACGATACCGCGCGGAGGAGGAGTCCATTTTTTCTGTTCAGGTGTTTTCATTAATTTTTTGTTCGACTTGGGTCATTGCGGCTTCGCGGTTGTCCGCGATAGTTTGCTGGAACACTGACAATCCCCCGGAGGAAATCAGCTTCAGATACCACTGCGGGAATCCGTCAGTGGCACCCTTCAGAATCTGTTTCCGGAAGGCTTCGAAAAGTGCTTCCTTAATCCATTCCGTTTCCTCGGTCTCCAGGTCGATAGAAAGCTCTTTCATCAGTGGCCCGATATCTTTCGGAGAGTCCTGGAGCGCGCCGGAGTCGCGAAGGTGGCCGACTGCTTTGACCCAGCGTGCTTCTGTGCGCAATGCATTGATGATTCCCTGTAGCTCGTCACCGCACTTCTTTGGGTTGCGCGGCTTCGTCGCTACGCGTTCCTTGAATGCGTCGGAAACCACTTTCGCGGTGAGCGGATGATTCTCCCGTTCGCCGTGGGATTTCGAATAATTCTTAATCACCACACCTTCGATTTTCTGTCCGCCTAGCACGCTGTCGGTGTTGAGCAGTTCTTGAATCTTCGCCGGGGCGTCGAATTCAGAAAGTTTGCCAGTGAAAAGAACGGGCACGCGTTCGAGTCCCAGAATGTCGGCCCACTCCTGCGTGTGCTCCTGGTCGCAGTAGGAATCCCCCCGGCACACATCGAACAACACGAGATAACCGTTCGGCACTCGCGCGTAAGCGAGCACGTTGTGCTTGGGCTTCGCGAGATACTCACATTGAAACACCATTCCAGGAGCCAGCAGTCCAGCGGTCTCCAGCCGACAGGCAGTGTCAACCGCTTGTTTAAACATCCCAGGTTCAATCTGGTTAATCTCGGTGGATTTACTCCGGCACACAAGCATGCCGTTCTCCACTCCAAAAGAAAACTGACTGCCATCAATTTTCTCCTGGATTATTACATCGTTGTCGAAAATTCCCTGGGTGAGTCTGTCACCCAGCCGGTAGATTTTTGGTATCGTGTTCATTGTTTGTTCAAATCATCGATGCTCAGAGTTAACTTTTTGTAAATCTCACACTCCTGGGTTTTTAAAGTCACCTCCGGCAATGTGAAAATAATTTGCTCCGGTCTGTTGACCACGATGACTCCTTCCGGAGGCGGAGCGTCGGTCCACGACTCCCACCGGCTGTAGTCCTCCAGCTTGTCCACCGGAACGAGGGCGAAAGGCCCGTTGTAATCCATTTCCACAAGGAAGTATTTTTTGTCCATATCAGTTGTCCGTTGGTTTGTCTTCGCTGACGAAAACCAGTTCTTGCTTTGCCCTGGTAACCGCAACGTAGTAAATATTGGCTTCTTCATCTTCGCCCTTCGTCACGCGAAAGGTTTTGCTAATCAGGAAAACCCGATTCCACTCCAGGCCCTTGGCTTTGTGGACTGAGCTAAGCACCACGGTGGGCTTGTTGAAACCCTTGTCGTCCACGAACAGCGACATCAACCGGGGTTCGATTTCCTTAACGCTCGTTAGCCCTTCAGCAATCGACTTCAGGCAGGCGGCTTGGTCGTTAATTAAATCACACTTGGCTTCGTAATTCTTATCCGCGCGGAAGCGGGACTTCTGCTTGTCGGCCCAGGATTCAACGCGCGCCAGGAAGTGCGGAATCGATTTTGCATTCAGCTTGCGGGCGATACCGGCCAGAGTTTTGCCAATGTCGCGGCCACGAATCGCAGCCGGGATACCACGTCGAAGCAGCTTGAGGCAAATCGGCATCAGCGGCGCATTGGCGCGGCTGAGCACTGCGTCGCCAACCTGGAGCACGTCGAGCAGCATCCCGTCGCCCATGTTGCGCACGATGCCTTCAGGAGCGGAGTCAGCGGCCACGTAACCCGGGACAATTTCCTGGGCGATAGCAACCACGAGTTTCGGGCAGCGATACGTCACCGAGAGGGTAAGCGTTTTCGCGTTCAGCCGTTCCTTCATCATCGCCATGCCGTCCGAAGCCGCGCCACGGAAAGCATAGATTGCTTGGCGAGGGTCACCAACTACGAAAATTCTGCCACCAGGACGGCAGAGCCCGATGCACATGAGCAACTGAGGCAGGCTCATGTCCTGGGCTTCGTCAACGCAAACCAAATCAAAAAGCGGGCGCACCCAACCAGCCGCGACAGGCAGCCAAACCATGTCGTTGAATGAAATGCGACCTTCGGGGTCCCGCTGTAAAGAGAGAAGCAACACATCGAGCGCAGCCTGGGCGAGCCGGTTTTGATTCCATCCGGGAATCTCGCGGGCGTCCACGTCGTAGTCCTCGGCAAGCTCTTCCAGTTCGCGCACGGACGGAATGCCAGCGAACATATTTTTTGCAAAGGCAACCAGCTTGTTCACGGCACCGTAAGCGTCGTCCGGCTGGTCCTTGCCAACCACGGTGAGAATGCGGGCGTCTTCAATCGCGTTGTCCGGCTTCACGTTGTGCCAGACCATGCGAATCAGCCGGAGTCCCATCGAGTGAAGTGTGGAAACGGTCACGCGCGGGTCAGTGATTGCGCGGGCGGCTTCTTCCTGATTGCGTTTGCCAAAGACCGCATAGAGTTGCTCTTCTTCCGGGGCCTGGGAAAACATGACCTTAATCGTGGTGGTTTTCCCAGTGCCCGCCTTCGCATCCACAATCACGTTGCCCTTGCCGATGCGACCCTCTTCAAAAATGGCGAGTTGCTCCGGGCTCCAGGGGCGAGAGTCGTCCAGGGGCACCGCTTCAAAACCGGCCACGTATCCAGCGATGCGGCGCGCACCGTCGAGCCCCAACACCACCGGCTGCGCGACTTCGCCGCCAACTACCGGCGCGATGTTGCGGTTCACGGGATTGCTGCCTTGGCTGCTCCACACGTTGCTCCGGCGAAAAACTTCCCAGCCATTGCTACCAGGGCGGCAGCCGAAACCAGCGGCGCGGACGGCTTCCTTGTTGGAGCGCCAGAGGCTCCAGAATTCGGGAGACGGGGTGGCAACTTCGTTGTGCCAGTCCAGGCTTTCAATCACGCTGTTGATATCATTCATGCCTACAAAATAGCACGTCGCGGGCGGGTGTCAAATGATATGTCAAATTAACTTTCGTAGCGCGGAGCAGGAAATCCCTGGAGCCGGAAAAACTCGTCCAGGGCAATCAAGAATTGCTCCCGGGCCTTTTCCCCGCCCTCCTTCGGGAAATCTACCCGAACCTGGACGGCAGGCCATTTGTCGTGCCCATATTTCGGGCCAGAACCGTTGATGTGTTCGCACACCCGCACGGAGCACGTGCGGGAATATCCCATGGTTTTGCTGTAGTCGATTGGCATAGGTCAAAAGCTCCGGTCGTAGAACGCCTGGGCGTTTCCAATGAATGCGTCGCGGACGGTGCCCTTGCGGTGACCGCGAGCAATCACCGGGTAAAGCGTAGGTGAGCCCTGCGGACGGTCCCAGTGGATTTCCTTGGCGTATCCCTCCGTGTTGGAATCCAGGGTCCATTCGAACGCCTGGAGGATGTAGCCCGTGATTTTGCCGTTCTTGGCGCGCACGATGGATACGATTTTAGCGGGGTCCCGGTCGCGACCGCGCAAAATTGTGGCTTCGTCGCCTTCCTTGGCGTCGGGCTTGGGAAGGGTTTGGGCCATGATGCCGCTGTTGAGATTGCCGTAGTGGTTGACCAGTTTGGCTGATACAGTAATTACATTCATATCTTACAATAGCACAGGGGCGGGGCGGATGTCAAGGGGTTAATTAGAAAGCGCAGGCGGCTTCAAACCGGGCGCGTTCGAACCGAGGATTGGCGTCCATCGCAACGGCGATAAAAACCTCGGTGGCACCATAAGCCTGATGGTCCAGGCGCATGGCCAATTCCGGGTTTGACTGGCGCAGGTTGTGGGCCTGCTCGCGCAGGTTGCGGATTAGTTTTGCGGCTGCTTCGAAATGTTTTCTGCTCATGCAACCAAGATACACCCGCCCCGTTTAAACGCAAGGGGCAGAATGCAGATTTAAGCTGGACTAATCCAGACCTAAAACTTTACTAATAGTGGGGTAAACCTCGGTGAACGTGTCCCGGTGCTGCTTAATCGCGCGGGCGGCATCATCACGAGCGATTCCGCCACCAAACTGGCTGGCCTGACTTGCGAGGCAGTGTGTGAAGTGAACAAACTTTCTGCCCTGGTGTTCTTTGACCGCGTTCTCGAACTTCTTCAGGTCTTCAGGCGTGAGGGTAATCGTCATAGAGTTTTTTTGATTGCGTCGTAATCGTGTTTTACCATTTCCTCTACCAATTCAGAAAGTTGAATCTCCGGTTCCCATCCAAGCTTGTCCATAGCCTTGGCCGGGTCCCCTAGTAAATGTTCAACTTCAGAAGGTCGAAAAAATTTAGGGTCCACGATAACATGGTCGCGCCAATTCAAACCCAGCGCATGGAATGCCAGTTCACAGAAGTCTCGCACGGACCACGACACCCCGGTAGCAATCACGTAATCATCTGGCTCCGCCTGCTGAAGCATTAGATACATCGCGTTGACGTAGTCTTTAGCGTGCCCCCAGTCTCTGCGCGCGTCCAGGTTGCCCAGCCGCACACTTTGTTGAAGCCCGAATTTAATCGCAGCAACCGCGCGAGTGATTTTGCGAGTGACAAAGTTTTCGCCACGGCGCGGAGACTCGTGATTGAAAAGAATTCCGTTGCTTGCGTGCAGCCCGTAAGCCTCGCGGTAGTTCACGGTCGCGTAATAACTGAAAACTTTCGAGCATCCGTAGGGTGAACGCGGATGAAACGGAGTTTTTTCATTCTGCGGCGGAGGACTGGACCCAAACATTTCGCTGGACGACGCCTGATAAAATCTGGCGTTCGAATTTCTCAACTCTTCCAGCAACCGAATCGTGCCGGTGCCGGTGATGTCGGCAGTGTATTCCGGCATATCAAAACTCACCTTGACGTGGGACTGCGCGGCCAGATTATAAACCTCGTGGGGCTGTGACAAATCGAGCACGCGTTGAATCGAGCCGGAGTCGCCCAGGTCGGCGTAGTGAAGGTGAAGCTGGTCTTTGATGTGGTTGATTCGGTCCCAGTGATAGGCGCTCGACCTGCGGACAGTGCCGTGGACTTCATAGCCCAGGGTCAGCAATTGCTCCGCTAGGTAACTTCCGTCCTGGCCAGTGATGCCGGTGATTAGTGCGTGTCTCATAATCCTGAAGCCCTGCGTGCGCGCTCTTCTGGCGAACCAGGGTCGATTAGTTTCGCCTTGCCGCTCAAATGAAGCTCTCCGTTCTCCCGCTCATACAAAACTTGCATCCACTTCGGAGCCCTGGGTGCTTCTCTGATGTCCAGCGGCTCGAACACCAATGCGTTGACCCTGCCCTGTTGCGCAACGTGGACAATGCCCCGGACTGCGAAATCCACTAGCCCGCTAGCGATTCGCGAAACAAAATATTCCCTCAGCCCACCCTCTGCCTTATCACGCTTGAGCTTGTCCACTACCTCATTGGGGATATAGGCCATGATTTCCCAGCCGGTGCGAGGGTGCGGTGCCTGGGCGACTCGAAGCTGCATGACCTGCGAGCGAAGCATTTTGTATTCCTCGGATAACAGCCGGATATGTGAGTCGGCAATCCGCAGCGCGGCGTCGGAATCTTCCAGCCGCTTGCGTTGCTCCTCAAAACCTCGCTGCCAATTTTTGATTGCGGCCCAGAGACACGGTGGCCAAAAATTAGCCAGCGCAACAAGAATCCTCTTTATCCAGTTCATAAGTTTCACATCTCACTTTCAACAGTTCACGGTCTCGTGCAACCAGATTCGGCTGCCATCCTAGCCGGTGAACCTCGTCGTCCACCGGTGTATGTTTGATTTTCGAAAGCGGCGCGTAGTTGTAGCAGCACCACTTTTTTGCGAAACCGGTTAGCTCGTTGTCGCAGCCTACGTGATGGTAGCCCTCATGGAAAAATACCCCCGTAGGTAACGCGGATTTAAAGTCTCGGTCGGCCAGCCAATGCGTCGCTAGCTCTCCGTCCCACATCCCGTCGTTGAGCGCGGTGACAGCCCTATCTTTCCGGGATTTCCATTTAAAGTCCAGATGACTGAGAACTGCCTGGATTAAAAAATCCGGCTGCGGTTCGCAATCATCCCCAAGGAACATCACCAAGTCTCCATCCGTTTTGACCACTCCGTCGTTGAGTGTTACCGGGCACCCGCGCGCGCACCTATCATCCTCCACATGCACCTCGAAGTTTGGGTAGTTTGCGTTCTGCTGAATCGCTATCAACACTCCCTTGATGTCTCGGGTATCCGGAACATGCGGAATCACGATGCTCACTTTCGGCAGGTCCATAAAGAACCGCGCGTCGTGAAGATATTTCGAATTGGTTGGAGAATATCTACGCGCGATGTTCCAGCTAATGCGCGCCGCGTCTTTCTGTCCAAGCTGCCAAGACGACCAGTAAAGCATTTCGTGCGGATACCAAGTGTAATCCGACTCGTGGTTCCCGTAGAATGAATCTTTTGGGACGGTGAGGGCGGCATGTGCGAACGTAGCGCAGCGTTGTGGGTCTTTTGTTTTGTAATAGTGGTCAGCGATTCGAACCAGGGCCAGCCTGCGATTTCCATCCAGCTTCCAGGCTTCAAAATACATTTCGAGCGCAATGTCGGGATACCCTTGCGCAGCGGCACAATCGCCCTGGAAAATTTTCGACTGTGCCCGCTCCGCTAACCACCTGTTCATCTTGATGTGCCTCGCGAATTCGTCCCATGCCGAAGCATACCGGCCCGAATACATTAGCTCCCGCGCGAAGTAATGCGAATTGCGGTCGTTGTTCGGATTGCGATTGCAGTCGATTGCGAGCCCGGTCAGGTAGTTCCCGCGATTCGTGCCGGGATTTTGCCAATGCTCCAGGCGTATGAAATCAACGTAGTCTCTCTTAATGGCGTCCAGCTTAGGGAACAATGGAGACAAAATCTCGTGGATGATTCCGGTCCAGTATAGCACACCTTTGTTGTAGAATTTGCAGTGCCGGAATCGCACTGCTGGCTTGCCTTCGGAGTCGTGGGCGAAGACAAACTCGTATTCGAATTGATGCGTTCCACTCCGGATAGCCTCGTTGATTTTGTCGATGTCGAGCTTCGTGTAAACCTCGTCGCAATCCGGCATTGCAACCACGTTACATCGCGCAAACTGCGCCGCGTTGTTGCGCGCCGCAGAGAAGTCGAAAAAAGTCTCGCCACCTTCCAGCAGTTCCGGGTCGGATTCCTTGACGAACTTCGCGTTGATTTCCTTTGCTTCAGCGGTGCCGATTCTCTGCGTGTATGTGGCTTCGTGAACCTCCCATCCCAGGTCGAGCGCGAGTCGCTGTGTCCCGTCGGTGCTCCCGGTGTCCATCAATACGAGTTGTCCACCCCTCGCCTTGAATTCCTTCAGCGACTCCGTGAGTCGAGGAAGTGTCTTGGATTCATTGCGTGCAATTACTACGACAGAAAATAATGGAGCGTCAGCGTCAGCCATATCTTCACTGAGACTAACCGATTTTACTGGTGAGTGAAACCACTTAATTTCAGTAAGAAATCAGGTGGTAAACGAACCGTAAGGAGTCCCGGCCCCGCTATTATAGAGCAGCGCAACGTCAGTGGAAGATAGAACGCGTCTCCACCAGCCGGTCTCGTCCATAATCATGTCAGGCGGACCCCCAGAGCTTGCGTAGTCCATCAACTCGAATGCCACGGTGCCGGTGGTGGCTTTGAAAATCCCGGTGATGCTTGCGTTTGTGCGCGCGCCGTTATTCAGATAGTAAAACATCTGGTGGTTCGTGTCGTCGTATCCCATCACGATGTGATACCACGTCGCAGTCGAGGGCGGAGCGAGCACACTCAACGTAGGCTGCGCATTGTTCGCCGCGTTGTTGAACTGCATTATCAGCGAGTTGTTATTCGCAAACCACAAGAAGTAAGAAATCGTGGACTGATTCCAAAAGCTAAGCACGCCGTGAAACCCAGTGGTAGGCACGACATTAAACTTGAACCAGCTTGACATCGAGAATGAATCGCCGGACTGGATGTTTGCCCAGAAAGTGCTCTGGCTCGATGATGCACTGTTGCGCAGCTTAGAGCCGCCACCATTTGTGTTTGCCGCGAAGCTGATGATGCCGGTGGACTGGCCGCAGGTTCCTACCGGCTGGGTTAGGTCGTGTGCGTTAGCGGTAGAGTCCAATCGCGTTGCGGCGGCTGCTTCATCCAACTTCCAATACCCAACCAGGGAATTCAACAAACCATTTTTCGAATCGGCTGCGTAATCGCCCAGGTGATATCGGCGGTTGTTCCGGTGTAGGATATGAGTCTGAACAGTGGACATTTTTTACACGATTTGATTTACGAATCCGTCCACTAACAAAACGTTGGTCAGTGACGCGTAAGCTTTCACTATCAGTGAATTTTGCAGCAGCATCCCGTCGCACACCAGCACCCGGCCAGCCAGCGGTGGAATCGAGATAGTGATTTGGTTGTCCGGTTCCGTCGTGCCGCCCCACAAAAGTGTTAGGCTGCGCGCGGTGCTATCGCTGTTGTAACAGTAAATCCAGATTTCATCGAGAGACGAAGTGCCGGATACAGCAGTGTGAATCGTGTTCGCAGAGCCGGACGCTGTGCCGGAGATTTTGATTTGCTTGCCGTTCGTGCTGCCGTTCAGCAAAAATTTGGTGAATGTTTGTGACATAGAATCAACTCATTACCTGGATGTAGAGAACATCGGGACTCACTGGCCCCGTGTAACCTGTATACCCGGTGTAACCTGTGTATCCGGTGGGTCCCTGCGGCCCAGTGTAGCCGGTATACCCGGTTGGCCCGGTAGGTCCATTAGTCCCAGACCCACCGGCTGGACCAGTGTATCCGGTAGGGCCAGTAGGTCCAGTGTATCCTGTGAAATTCCCTGGTCCCGTGTAACCCGTGTAGCCAGTTGGTCCAGTGTCTCCGGTGGTTCCTGTGCCGCCCGGGCCAGTGTCCCCCGTGTAACCCGTCGGTCCCGTGTATCCAGTAGGACCAGTAAACCCAGTAGGCCCAGTAGCACCTGGAATCCCAGCAGGGCCAGTGTAACCAGTCGGGCCAGTGTCCCCAGTGGCACCAGCACCACCAGTATAACCGGTATAGCCTGTAGGGCCTGCTGGACCTGTATCGCCTCGGGCTCCATTAACCAACGAGACCGCGAAAACCGCATCGTGAGTCGTGAGATTGAATGTGCCGCCTGCGTTATTGCCGACTTTAACGGAGAGAATATCATTGGCTAGGCATGAAACGATTCCGTTGAGCGCGATGAGGACATTAGTGTAACCTCCATTCGCCGGAACAACCTTGAGCGTGAAGCCTGGGACAAGCACTCCATTCTTGAAGATACGATACTGGAGTTGGTTCGCCGTGATGCACTGAAAATCCAGCGACACAGAGACGCGATATTCTCCGTCAACCAGGACAGTGATTTCTCCCGTCGCCGTGTTGACCGTCGTGTTGAACGTGTCACCAGCAACCCAGGTGGTGCTGAAATTGTAATAAGTCCCGGGCACAGCGACCAGCACCGTCGAGTCTGAGAGCAAATGAATTTCGCCATACGCGGTGCTTGCTATCCCCGGCCCGGTCGGGCCAGTATAGCCAGTTGGTCCAGTGGGTCCAGTTGAGCCCGCGCCTGCGGGTCCCGTGTAACCTGTGTAACCAGTCGGACCGGTATCTCCGGTGAAGCCAGAATTTGGGCCGGTGTATCCGGTGTAGCCGGTCGGTCCAGTAGGTCCGCCTGCGGGTCCCCCAGGCCCGGTATCCCCAGTGTATCCAGTAGGGCCAGTGTTTCCAGTCGGCCCACTGTAGCCAGTTGGTCCCGTAGGTCCGGTCGTTCCAGTGTCACCCGTTGCACCTTGGCTGCCAGCAGCACCAGACGGTCCAGTAGAACCGCGCGGGCCGGTTGCTCCAGTCGGCCCAGTGCCACTTCCACCTCCGCCACCGTTTGCAATTGTCGCCCAGAAGAGTCCATTCCATACGAAACGGAAGCCCTGAGTAGTGTCGAAGTAGATGTCATTTATTTCCGGATTCGGAGGTGGGTCAGCGAGAGGGCCAAAATCTTTTGGCGCAGGCGGGCGGACTCCATAAGCGGTCGGTAACAGCGGCACATATAATAGTCGCGTGATTAGGCCCAGGGCGCGACGGTCCAGAACGCAACGCGAAGACCAAACAGCAACAGGTATCGCCGATAAATCATCGTGTGCTCAGTCTCGTGGCGGAGCACTGGTAGTGAAACTGGCACCAATGCATATTGAAGGAAAAATATTGTGTGCATAGTAGTCGTTTAAACAACCTCGGGCCATTGCTTGCGTGCTGCGGTCTTCGTGAGCGGCTCCAGGTTGTCGAGCAACCAGGGAAGGTCATTGTGAGATGGACACCATCCGCTGCGCGGAGCCCAGTATTCAAAAAAGAATTCGGCGGGCAGCCGTGTCGCCCTGTAGAACCGAGGCGCGTAGTCCGAGTAGGTGAAGCCCCGGTAGACAAAATACTGAAGCTTCCCGAACCTGGGTGATTTCATCTTCGTGCTTTCTCGTCAATCGACTCCACGAAAACATACGGGTCGAATGAGCATCGATAGTGATACTCAGTCCGTCCGAGCACGCCGGGGATGACATCCACAAGCGTCACCGTTTTGGTCCTGCGGCACAGTGGGCATGCAACGATTGACTGTGGCTTCGTAGTGCGCGACGCTGCCAAGTAAGCTGCCGCGCCACTCGATGACTTTCCCGGTGTCGAAGTTTTCGAAGGAAACTCCTCCTCGCGTGTGCATCGGATTACCGTAGCTCTTGCGATATCTCCCGGGCGCGAGTTTGACAAGGCCGGGGATGCCGTCTTTTTGGAAGTTTTGGATTTCATTGTAATTGTTTCTCCAGCCGGGTGAGCGTTCTTTGTCGCCCTTGCCTGCGGCACCGTGATTTAATTCGTGCATAGGGATTTGTTTGGTTCGAGCGGCTCCAAGATATGCGCCCAGGCATTGATTTGATTCAATCGTCCCAAATCATCTTTCACCAGCAGAACAAAATTGCTCGATTCCGAATCGTAGGCTACCGCAACAATTTCCTGTTGCTCTGCTTGGTAGAGAACGCGTCGGCCAATCAATGAAGTATTCATGGTTTGATTAACGGCACCACGTTGTCCGGCGTCGGCTGCTGCTGCTCTGCTGCTTCCGCTGCTTTCGCGGCTTCATGCTGCCGGATGAATTCCTCTTTGCGCTTGAGGATACCAGACGCACGGGCCATGAGGCCAGCAAAACCATTCACCAGCGGCTCGTATTCCATGCGCACGGCATACCAGGACGCAATTAATTCGTCGGCGTGCTCGACCACGACCCGCTGCAAAAAGTTAGTCAGCCCAGCTTTTTCAGCGTCGCTTTCCTGGGTGACGATTTTGGATTCAGACAACTGCGACAGCCGCTGGATTGCGCCACCGATTTGGTTGGCGATTTCGGGTGATAACGGATTTTGTTTGCTCATGGATTTGTGAACTGATTGCGTAGTTTGTTGTGGTCAGCACAGAACTTTTCGAAGTTCTCGCGCCGAATGAAAAGTGAAAAGTCATGCGGTGGCAGTTTAACCCGGAGCACCACGTTGCCGGTTGCGTGAATCTCGCCCCGGATTCCGTCTGCAAGTTGCTGCTCATGAAAATTCCACGGAGGTGGGCTAGCGTGCGCGCGGTCGAGCATGTCTTCCAGGCCCACGGAATCGCCTTGCTCGTGGACGACAGAGCCGCCCATTGCAAAACCGTATTCACGATGCACGTAATCCAAAAAGAAAAACGGGTCACGGGCCGGATTGACTGCTGCGCCATTCATATTGAATTCGGATTGCTCAGCCCTCCAGCCAGCCGCAGCCGCATGCTTCACGAGTATCTTGCGGGCCACCGTGCTCTCAACGTGACAAATAATAAATCGATTCATGAGCCAGACGGTAACACATCACCCGGTGAAGCTGCAACCTGATTCGGATTTGCGCGTTGCGCGGTCTGTGCAGTAGTTATGAAGCTCAAGTGGAATAAAATTTCTTTGAGCAGGCCAACCAGTGAAGCGTTGAACTGTTTCGCCTCTCGCAATTCAAGCTTCACGTCGTTCAGACTGACTGCTAGTTCGTCCTGTTTTTCTTTCAGATGCACGAAGTCAAGCTGGAGGCTGCCCATGCGCGAATTCAATTGGTCAGTGGGACGTGCGCGCGATTCCTTTGCAGCCGGGTCAGGCAATTTCAGGATGTTGATAGACGTGAGGAATTTCGCCTGATTGTCCAGAAAAGTTTTCAACTCTGTTTCTTGCAGCAGGTCAAGCTCTGCCTGGGCTTTCGAAAAATTGAAATCCGCATCGGACGGCTCTGTCTTGCCTCGCACTCGATACTTCCAAAAATACAGGCGAGTCATGTCCGCGAACCTCAGCATTTTCTCGGTGATGCTGAAGCCGCCCTGGGCGCAGCCGATTACGCAGGGATAGCCGCACACTGACACGCGGACGTCCCACAATGACTTGGCTGTATGGTTTGGTTTTTCCATCCACACGATGCCTATCTTTGGCAGGGCTGGATGAACCATGCCGTAATGCCGCTCCAGCTTCCACTTCAAGGCTGCCGCTCCCCCAGGCTGCTGCTCAAGCAGAGTAGTATGGGTGAAGTTGAATTGTTCCAGGGACATCGCCTTCCGGCGAAGGTCCCGCTGCTGGGCTGGCTCAAGTTTTTTCATAGTGATGACGTTTCGACATATAGACGTCGCGCCGAATCGCCCAGTTGTCAACTTCTTTCTATTGTGCATCCACCAACATCTATATCCAACTCGGGTTTTCACTTCTCTACGCCAAAAGCATGCATAACATGGTATATCTTTCATATACGCACAAGATTATTTTATAATAAATATGAGAATACCGGTTAACCACACTTTTTATACAGAGAAGTGGGAACCCATGTTGGATATACATGTTGACGGTTCGGCAATACAATCGAGTAATTGACAAGTCCGGCCCGGGCCGCGACTGTTTTATGTGCCGAAACACCAACAGAAGCACGCCCAGGCGACGAAGCGGCTTTTTGCCAAGTCAGGCCGAAGCACACAGCAACTCGCGCGGCAGGCCCATGCTGAGCTTCGCCAGCGGGCTCGCCAGCAATGGTGGGCTGCCAACCAACCCAAACCTCAATGAGCATCTTCGACCAATTATTCCCCGCAGACCTTTCGGTGTTTAACACCCCAGTCAGTGATTTGCGAATCACAATTCCTGGCCAGCCTCTGTCTCAGTGGCAGCCCCCGCAGCCGATTAAGAAATGGAATCGCGCGCACTCCGGGCACTGGTGCCCACAGTGCCGCATGAACACGCGTGGCGCGAAAGTTTTTGTGGACCTGGGCTCGAAGCATTGCGGCCACTGCGGCACGTTGCTTTTCACCGCGCACGACTCACCACCTCAATGGCTGCCAGCGGACTATCAGTGGTTCATGCGATTGAGCAATGGACCGCGCGGCACCGGCTGGTATCGGCGCAAGTCAATCGAAATACTTTTCCCAGTGGATTGGAGTTGAGCATGGACGAATTCGAAGCCAAGGAAGCACGCAGACAACGACGCAAGGTCGTGGCCCTGGTGAAGACGCCAGACAATTTGCCTGTCGTTGAAATGGACCGTCAGAATGTGTTCATGGTTTACCTCGCGACCAGTGGCGATGTCGCGCGCACCGCAGCAGAGTGCAAGATTGACGCTGTCGCATTGCAGCGCATGGTTGACGAAGAGCAATGGAAGGAAAAGATTCAGCCCATTGTTACGCTCAAGAAGAATGCGAAACCAAAAGAGATTGAGCGGATGGTCAACCGCACGCTGAACTTCGGACAGATTACTCGGATGCGAATGGTGTTGGAGCGCGCAGTGAAGCGGCTGTATGACATGAACGACCAGGAGCTTTTCGCGCAGCTATTCCAGGAGACTGAGACCACGAGCAAGAACGGTGACAAGGTTGTCGAACGCAAATTTTCTGCACGCGGTTTGACTGACCTTACTTCAGCGATTGAGAAGGCGCACATGATGTCTTATTACGCTCTCAACGACACGACGCCGGACCGCGCGCGCCGACTCAAGGAAGAGAACGACGACAGCGGACCGACATCGCAGGAGATTCACAGCGCCATTGCTGACGCGATGTCGAAGGCCAGTGCATCCACCTCTCCGCGTGCCCTGGTGTTTGACCAGCAGCTTGCCAAGGCAGAGCAGCAGAACATCGAGGCCACACTTCAGGCAGAGCTTGTGGACGCCCAGACATGAGTGCAATAATTGCACTGTGCCATTTTGTCTCACTTGTGCCATTCTGTCTCACTGTGTCATCCTGGCCCACTGTGTGCCATTCTGTCTCACTCTTGCCGGTAAGCGAAAATCGGGCGCTCGGTGCAATTTCTGCACTGATTTATGGTCGAGCGGCCTGGATGTCGGCCCGATTGCGTGCTTTATCGTTAACGTTCGCTGGTTTCTATGGCGTATTGTCAACACAACGCGCCACCCCAGGCCCAGGCGCGCCGACCGGCCCTCGGCGTCGAGTCTTTATCGTTAAAGTTCGAGGGTCGGCCTGGGGGGTTCGCGGGCGTCTGAGCCCCGCTTAGTGGATATACCGAGAAATAAAATTCTTGACATCGAGGGGCTTATGAAAGAAAACGCGGACTTTACTTTGTCAGAAAAATAGGGTCATTTTTCTGACAAAAACAAGATTTGACAACCGCTGAAGGTGTGCTAAATTGGTTTCATGAAGTATCGATATCGAACCGGAATGGACAAAGCGGAGTTTGATTGCGTCTACCAAGGGCAATGGTATCGCCTCTGCTGTTTAAGCGACCACCTGAAGCACAAGGTGCCCGCCGATAAATATTTGCTGGTGGATTCGCGGTATCAGCTCCATCTCGTTCCGAAGAACGAGGTGCATATCCGTTCAAGAATATGACGCGAATCAAATTCGCAATCGGGCTTCTCTGTTGCTTCGTCCACTGCTGCTGGGAGTCCTGGCGGCACGGCTGTCGTCTGTGGGACTTGCTCCCTGGGACCCATGGGCGATATCACGACGAATGTGGTTTCTGGTAGACCAACAACCTGCTACAGTAGGCGCATGAAGAAGAAGTATCTGCCGTGGATTTTGGGAATCGGTGCCGGTGTTTTGTTCCCCGCGCTCTGGTGGGTTTCCGGATATCCGTTTCCTACGCATCGTGGAATCGACCTGTTGGCGCTGGTGGTTGAGACGCCCTTGATTGGCGCGACCGGATTTTGCGCCGGAAAATCTCTCAGTGCTTAATTTTATGGAAACGACATACAAAGAAATCAAAATCACTTATCAGGAACAAGAGAACAACTGGCTGTTCGAGCTTCGTGGCCGGGAACGGACTGTGGAGAGTTTAGCGGCTGCCAAGGAGGCAATCGACAAGCCGTTCAAACCAAAAGAAGAAGGTCCCGCGTTCGAAAGATTCGACGCATGGATTTTCCACGGCAACGAGTTTAAACACGGCGTTGTTTTGTCGGAAGCTTATTCCCGGTATCAATCCAAAATGTATTGGGTTAAGCTCGATGGGGCAAAGGTGCGCTTCCAGGCGCAGCACTACTACGTCTACCGCTGCACCCCGGAGCAGGACAAGCTCGCCAAGCAGTGCATTGCGTTCACCGCGCAAATCGAAGTGCTAGCCGCGGAGCGAGAATTCGTCAAAGAAAAAATGTCGCACCTGTGAAAATCGACAACGACTATCTGCGCGTGTTGGTGATGCTTTACCGGCCAATTTTTTTTGCGGTGGGCAGGCCGCTTCCTCCGTGCATCCTGGTGAGCTTCGACCGCACGTCGCAACCGCATCACCGCGCGGAGTATTATCCCTGGAATCGAATTATCGTTTCGAATCAATTCAAGCGGGGCTGGAAGGCGCACCGGGTGGTGCCTTTTTTAGTCCACGAGTTGTGCCACGCTGCCGCAGATTTTCACGCACGGCGCAGAACGCACCACGGGGACGAATTCAAGGAAGTCGCGAAACGGATGGGACTCGACCCTGACCACATTCCGTCTTAATTTTGCTCAGGAGGCAAACTACGGTTAGAAAAACAAAAACACATGATAAAGAAAAAAATCGCTGCGTTGTTGGTAGCCCTGCTGGGCTGTCTTTCAGCTACAGCACAAACCACCACTTGCTCGTTCGTCGCGCATGGTGAATACGACATGAGCACCAACTCACCGAACATTTCGATTCATCACTCGGATAACTCGGTGTTCAACCTGGGCTCAAATTGGCTCACCCCGATTCCGGTTCATAACAACGACATCTGGACAATTAACTATCCCTGCACTGACGACCAGCTTGGCAACACCACTTGGGGGCCAGCGGACCCGGTAGTTATCAACGGGCTCTACAAAATGATTGACTCGAACGGAGTGACCATGGACCAGATGGCTGTTTGGATTCGGTTGCCGCGCGGTTACTCGGGCGGCTCCTGGCAATTTTACATTGACCCGGCGACTCCGTATCAGTTGCACTGGCAATGCCTCACGCTCGCGCCGGTCTGTGCGCCTTCACCAGACAGTGGCAGTATTTTTTCACCCGGGAATGTTTTGGCTTTTCGGCCAGTGCTGCCCCGTCACCTGATTCCAATCCTCGACATCTAACCCCATGAAAAAACTTTTCTCATTTCTGGCCGGTTTGCTTTTCTTCGCGTTGCCTGCGGTTGCGGTGGACAATGGTTGTTCACTGGCCCTCCAGGTCTACGGTTCACCGTATCAGGGGACGCCAAACAATCTCCTGAATACCACCAACAACATGTATACGGTGCCGAATTGCACCAGTGCTTGGGGCGTCGGTCATACGGATTCCGCAGGCAACAACAAGTTGGTGAACGACCCTCCCGGAATTTTCTTAATCGGCGACGGGGATTTGATTCTCGTTACATGGCCGGACTGTGTGTCTTCTGGTTGGGGCGTAGCAGCGGCAGGCATGCTGTATACCATCGACCAGGGGCAGCTTATCGCACAGAACCGAATCACGTTGAGCATCCCGTCCTGGAATAATCTGATTCCGACACCGATTGTGAACCCTCCTACCGGGGCACTCGGAGGACCGGTAGGTTTGCCAGGAACACAGATTCCACCGTTTTCTCAGCTCGGCATTCCGCCATTCGGATTGAACCCTGCGGATGTCATTGGTTACAACGGCGCAGTTTGGCGTTGTCACATATCGTGTGGCGACTGCCAGCATGTGGTGCATTGCACCGCCTCTTTTGAGGTGGTGGAAATCAGCGGCTCTATGAATCCGGCCTGGGTATTTAACTCGGGCACCGGTTTTCCTGGTATCATAAACGGGGTCATCCCCCGGCCAACAGGGTATTATACACCTCCGGACGACGGCTACACTGGGCCTCACCCGGTGACCATCTCGGGCGGTTTGCAATATCAGTGGTAAAATCACCAGCCACTTGTTCAACAGGTGGCTGACATTTTGCGACTGTTAAAAGGAAAAATGAACGAGAACACTTTGGTAGCTGTGTGCGGATACGAAGGCGACGCACACCAGATTCGGAACGCGATGCCTTATTACCTCCATCACAAGTGCCCGGTGCTGGTGCTTTCGCCAGATGATTCCCCCATCGTGGCCCGAAATCCCAATATATGGACCCGAACCGGGGGTAAGAGAGCATACATTGGCCAAGAATCACTCGACCGGCAAATCATTCATTTGAGAATTTTGCTGGAGCATCCGTTTAAACACTACCTCGTGAACGACTCCGATTCCGTCTGCTTGTCCCCCAGGCTGCCGGACTATCTCTACAAGTCGGACGTGCTCTGGTCGAACGAAGTCAGCGACGAGATGCACAACCGACCGGAGCCTGACTACCAGTATCCCCGCCTCGCTTTTCAGCCCCCGTATTTTATGAGTCGCAATGTCATCCAGCGGCTGCTCACTGTCGCGGACAAAGTGAAGGCGAACCCCACCACACCTTTTATCGATTGGTGCATGATGGCGTGGGCAATCTCTGCCGGGATTCCGCACAAGAGTTTCCCCGAAGGGGTCTCGTGTCCTTCCTCCGACGCACACTCGCTCAACGTGATGACGCACGCGGTGATGCGGAACGGAAAGATTTTCGTTCATTCAATCAAAACGCTCGAAGTGCTCAAACAGATTGGGCACGCCAGAGTGAGATACAAACAATCAAAGGGGCTGTGATATGAAGAAACTATTGTCGGTGTTACTCTCGGTGATTCTCTCGGTGCTACCGTTCACCTCGCATTCCGAAGACGTGGTCTGCGTGCAAACCAAAACCGCGCTCGCAAACGACGACCCCTGGGCTTTGCTGTCGCGATTCCAGACTCAGACTGGTTTTGATTCCGCTGCGGTGACTAACATCCAGGTTGTCGCAACCGGCCCGGTCTCTGACCCGGAGTGTTCGTATCAGTGGACCTACCAGTATCCAGGCGACGAATGGACCGCGCCGGGGTATGTGAGTCGTCCACCTGTCGGTTGCTTTTTCGGCGTCCTGTGGATTTCGGTTTTGGGCATCGGCATCGTGGTTGTTTACACGGTAGTGAATCCTCCGCAGCGACCACCCCCTGGTGGATATCACCACGGCTCGTATACGAATTCGGCTGGCAAGATTTTCGAGTGGACCGACGAGCCCCCGCTAGCGAATTAAATTTTCTGGTTGCAGCTACCGGTGAGACCTGATAGAGTGCAACCAACGTTAGAAACAAAACAGAAAACAAAGTTTATGAACCAACAAGAAAATTGCTGCGACGGTCGTCAGGCGGTTACCAGCGACGTGTTGCAAGCCTTGCGAACTGCGGCGACCGACGTCAGCACTCCCGAAGTCACCGTGTCGCTCACGGAATACAATCGAATCCTGGACGGAATTTCGACCCACATGGGCCTTATCCAGCGGCAGAAGAATGCCGTGGAACAGCGGCTGGTGGCCACTCGTCAGGAAGCGGTGAACTACCTCGAATACAGCCAGAGCCACGTCGCGCGGCTCAAAGACCAAGTTAATGGTCTGAACGTTGAAATCGCGGCCCGCGAATGCAGCATCGGTATACTGAATCATGCCACAAACCACCTCCTCGATGCCCGGGATGCGAAAATCGCCGACCTGGAAAAGCAACTCCGGGCCGCGAAGAGGAATCGCAAGTGAGTTTGGTGTTGGTTTTGTTCGTTGAACTGCTAATCTTTTCATCGAGAGTAGCAGTGATTTCGGCAGCAGCCGCTGGTTTGATGTGGCTGGCCAGCCGATTGTTCTTTGAGAAAAAATAATTTGGCGGGTATACCAACCTGCCATAAGCGGTGGACCAGTTCGGGGAGTAGCTCTTCCTGCTTGGGACCCACTCTAGAGAATGCTTTATGCGGCCACAGAGAAACAGCCGAAGTAAGAGTCGGCTGGCTGGGTCCGGTTGTGCCGGGAACCCGGCTCTTCACCGACATAGGGTATTCGAAAGTCAGTCACCCGAATGGGTGCGGAGTCTGCGGCTCCACTCGGCAAAGAGAGAAGAGCCGCACGTTTTAATACTCGGTAGTTTAAATGCAAAACACCAGTGGATTGATATTGAAGCTGGAGTTGCAAGGTTCGTAACCCTTGCCCGGGTGCCAATTTTATGTCGTGGTCGTCTAAGTGTAGGATTCCGGGGCACCGGAGATGCTGGGGAAGGCCAGCCCACGACCCCAATTTGCGGGGTGGAGCAGTCTGGCTAGCTCGTCACGCTCATAACGTGAAGGTCGATGGTTCAAATCCATCCCCCGCAACCAATTTTGACAGCCGGGTAGCTTAAAGTAAAGCGGCGTGAATACAAAGCGCGAGATGTCGGGGTAGCGTCCGACCCCGGCCACCAATTTCGGGAGTAAACAAACGGGCAAGAAAGAAATCGAAAACACAATGATAAAATCAGTTCTCAGTCTAGTATGCGCCGTCCTGGCGATGTTCGTCGCCCCCTCGCGGGCGAAGGCTGCCGGTTCATGTCTGTTTGATGCTCGTATGACCATCTCTACACCCTACATAGTGGAATGGACTGGCACCCCCAACGGCACTTTCATCCCTCCGATAAACGGAACCAACGGTGATTTTCAGGGAGTGGGCGTCATCTCGGACGGAACCGATTGCCTTCACCTTACCGGGCTCTCGTTCACGATTGCGATACCTGACAACTGGATTGGAAATAATCCGAGTCCGCTCACCGCAGGCACCATCACTATTTCCTGTTGGAAGCATACTCCAGACGGTGACATGGTCGTGACGAGCGCGCCCTACAGCATTGTGATTGACCCTTACTGCACACAATGCACTTTCAAATTTTACGTTGCCGCCTGCGATGGGCAAGGTGCCTGTCAATTGGGCGTGTGCAAAACGTGCCTCGGGAGTCAGCCTGGAGGCCAGCAATAATTTCGACTCGGGCCGCATGTCAGCGGATTTGACACCCGGGAAAAGCGTCGGGACCGCGCTCCAGTAATGGATACCCGATGAAGAAAACGCGGTTAAGCCCGGTTGGGTGCTTTAATATCCCTCCGGGCGGAATTTAGAAAGGCAAAAATTATGAATGCATGTAGTTGGTTGGTTCATCTGGTAAACTCGCCCAGTGGCGTGCCACCAGAGTATTGGGTGTTGAAAGACGACCAGGGAAACGCTCAGCCATGGCAGGATTACACCCAGCCCATCGGCGTGGGCAACAACTGGACTCTGACCGCAGTGTATTCGGTGGCTGTCTGCGGCGAGACCTGGGATTTTTTCAACAGCACCACAAAAGACCAGTATGGGAATCAGCGCGAGAAGGACTACAGCATCGGGCCGGGCTCCTATGGCCGCACGCTGAAGTTCCACATGGACTGCGACCTGAGTCTGTTCACAATCGAACCGATTAGCGAAATTCCCTGTCCTCCGCCCAGCCCGCAATGAAAAAAATCCTTGTCACCGGTGGGCATGGTTTTCTTGGCCGCGCGGTAGTTCGTGAGCTTCGCGTTCGAGGGTATCGTGATGTTCTTAGCCCGGGGCACGACGAGCTTGATTTGCTCAGCGTGCCCCAGGTGTCCGGCTATTTTTTGGCTGAACAGCCGGACACGGTGATTCACTGCGCGGGGCGAGTCGGCGGAATCTCGGCCAACGTTGCGAAGCCCGCCGACTTCATGCACGACAATCTGCTGATGGGGCTGAACGTTCTCAAGGCATGCGCGAGGTATGAGGTTGAAAAACTTTGCATCATTGGCACCTCGTGCAGCTATCCTGCGGGAGCGAGTTGCCCGATTAACGAGAGCGAGATGTTCACCGGCCTGCCTGCGAAGGCGACCGGACATTACGGAGTCGCGAAATCGACTTTGTTCATGGCTGCCGATGCTTACCGGAAGCAATACAAGCTCAAGTCAATTTTGCTGGTGCCAACGAATCTTTACGGCCCCTGGGACAAGTCGAGTCATGTGGTGCCCGACTTGGTGAGAAAGTTTTGTAGGCAGCCAAAGGCAGTTGAAATCTGGGGCACCGGCAGAGCGACACGAGACTTTCTGTATATCACCGATGCCGCCCAGGGAATTGTAACCGCGTGTGAGAACCCCGGCCTGCCGACTGTGCCGATTAATCTCGGCAGCGGTGTCGAGACTCCTATCTCTGAACTTGCGGACCGCATTCGCAGGCTGTCCGGCTCGGAGGCAGAAATCGTCTGGGCTCACAGTGAGCCGGAGGGTCAGTTGAGAAGGGTGCTCGACATCGAGCGCGCGAAGAACTGGCTCGGTTGGAATCCGCCCACACTTTTGGAAGATGGTTTACGAGCAACAATTCACGCGTTTAAACATTCATGAGTGACCCGCTAAGTTATTTTTCCGTCGTTCGGTCTCCGACTATTCCGCATGTGCTGGAGTTTGCGCGCGCTATGGAATACAAACTCGCGAAGAACCGGCACAAGGGCGACCGCGAAGGCTGGCTAACCAAAGACCCCTGGGAGCTTTTGGTTTTGTTGCGCAAGGAAGTCAAAGAACTGGAGCTTGCTTTGGAACACACCCAATCCACGGGAGCCGTCCTGTTTGAAGCCGCTGACGTCGCTAACTTTGCGATGATGGTTGCCGATTCATACCAGAACCGGAGAAAACTGAGTTGACAGAATTTTTTGGGGCTGAGACTGTTTATTTATGGCTGTTACACTCACGACCGCTCAATACAACGTGCTCCAGCACGCAATCAATCAATACGTTCTCGCCACTGCGCCGGAGAACCAGATTCACGACGAATTCATCGAGGAGATTGTCGGCGTGATTGTGGCCACCGGCTTCATCGCGAACACTGGCTTGGCCCAGCAGAAGCTCCAAGACCGGCCCCTGACTACTCTGTTAGGATTCGCCGCGTTCCTGGGGCATCCGTAAACCAAGGCCCATTATGGCGATAGTGCTCACCGCAGCACAATACGCCGTGTTGCAGCATGCGATTCAATCGTATGTGCTGGGGACGGCTCCGGAGAACCAGTTCCACGAATCGGCGATTCACGAAATCTCCCGGGTGACTGTTGCGACCGGCTTTCATTCAGACACTCACACCGCGCAGCAAGCTTTCCGAGACCGACCGTTTACTACACTCGTGGGGTTCGCCGCTTTCATAGGTTTCCCAGGGGGAGGAATATTGCCGGGTCCGCCCAACCGGGTATACTCAACTAATTTTTCTACTCCTGAGAATCCCTTATCGGAGGGAGGTAATTGGGAAAACGGCGCGGATACGGGACTGGACTGGAGTAATTGTGAGGCGACCGTTAGTGGCGGGGTCCATTATGCGGCAGGGCTGCAAGACGGTCCTGGTCAGCCCAATTATTCAGACGCTGTGGGATTACTTCTTGGGATATGGACCCCGAATCAGTCAGTCACCGCAGTGTTTCATTCCTCGGGGGCACCTATCAGTGGATTCAAAGAATCCGAGATTCGATTGCGGTCTTCTCTCTCGGCGCACTCAAGCACCGGGTATGAAATCGTTTTCTCGGTCAGTTCTTCGACTCCGTATATTGCGGTCATCCGGTGGAATGGTGCGCTCGGAGATTTCACCGACATCACGCCAGCGCCCACGGACTTAACCCACTTTTTGCAGAATGGCGACACGGCGTTCGCAAGCATCATCGGGAACAACATCATCGTGAAACTGAATGGTGCGACCATCTATAATTTTACTGATAACTCATTTGCGACGGGGCGTCCTGGTATGGGTTTCTCGGTCCCTAACAACGCGACCGTGGACACTTCATACGGCTGGTCTAGCTTAACAGCCACAGACGGACTATAAGTTGTTCTGAAATCGCATTTCGGGACTTGCTTTTTCGTTTTCCGGGTGTAAACTGATTCCATGAATATAGGCAGAACCGTGGTCTCCGGTGTTTATGGTGCCGGTGAAGTAATTAGCGAAACTGACAACACCCTCACATTGAGGTTGCTTAGGGGTAAAACCGTAGTAACGGTGAATAAAGCAGGCTACCTGCATTATATCCCCCGCGCGGAAAGCGATGATTTTGTTCTGCTTCCGCATCGAGGAATGCCGACTCCTCACATTTCCAGCCACCAACGCGCAATATGAAGGTCTATCCCTACCTCCGAGTCTCCGGGGCCACCCAGGTCGAAGGCGACGGGTTCGAGCGACAGCTACAGGCTATCGATACATTCATCGCTTCGGACCCGTCGCTCGTAGCGGTCAAGGTCGTGCGCGAGGAAGGGGTGTCTGGCACCGTGGAGGCACTCGACCGGCCCGCTTTTTCGGAGCTAATCAAGGATATCGAATCGCTTAGATGCGGCCCGCTTAACCCGGAAGCAATCGACCCGGCCACACTGGAGCCCGTCGCGATTGTGGTTGAGCGACTCGACCGGCTTGCCCGCACGCTGATGGTTCAAGAGCTTTTGCTTCGCGAGTGCCGCGACCGGAACATCAAGGTCTATGCCGCAGACCAGGGGCTCGTTGACCAAGCCTCCGACGGGGGTGACCCGACGCGGAAATTGATTCGACAAGTTTTGGGAGCGGTAGCAGAATGGGAAAAATCCGCATTAGTCAAAAAGCTGTATGCAGCTAAACAACGAACTGGCCGCTGGGGCGGCGCAAAACCTTATGGGACATTAAACGACACCGAGAAACGAATCAAGGCCGCGATAATCGGGTGGCAGCCGTTGTATGGCTACAACCGCATCGCGGAAATGCTCAACATGGTTGGGGATACGAACCGTCACGGGCGTCCCTGGACCAGAGACTCTGT